GTGCCTTGCGACACGTCACCGCTGGCACTGAGCAACGTGCCCTGCTCACCAAGGGTCGGTGCCCGCCAGTGCCTTGCCTTGCCGGCCGCAACGCTGTGCCAGCGAACCCAGGCGCTGACCCAATCACCATCCGAAACGCGGCATACCGGAGGTGACGCGGCCAGGTCCAGTGCAACGACATAGCAATCCTTCACAACACCGGCCAGCATGCGGTCATGTTCAGCTGAGGCGTAACTCATCACATGTCCTCGGGCGACTGATACTGGCCTTCGTTGTCACGCCCGGTGTCGGGACTGAACGCGAACACCAGAGTGCCGGGCGGCTCATTTGGCCAAGGCCATTCCTCTTCGCCGAGGTAGATGCCTTGGGTCCACTCGACCACCCAGACCACATAACCGTCCAGTTCCGGCCTCGACCAGTCCTGTGCGGCTCTGACGAACTCGGCGGGCTCGATCTCAAGCCCCCAGGTCTGCAACCTCAGCAGAACAGCCAGTTGCGAGGCCGCAAAGGCTGCCTGCTGCTGGCAATGCTCGCGCTCGGACCCCACGATCACCCGTGCTTCGAACCGGGCAATCAAGGCCGTTTCTCCTGTGCCCTGATCAATGCCTGGCTCAAACTCCACCAGTTCGATCAACACAGCCGGGACGGCGACTTGCTGAAGCATATCCGGCATGGTGCCGACATATTCAAGCCCGGCAATCGAGGCCCTGATGTGTTGTTCAATGGCTTCGTACAGTGAGTCAAGATTGAACGCTTGGTCAGGCACGGGCAGTTCCTTTCAGGTACTTCATCAGCTCGTAGTTGAACTCTTGCTTGAGGATTTCCAGCAGGCGTTCATCGGCCTGTTTCACCCAGCTATCGAAGTGGGGCCTCGCCTCTTCCAGAGACACTTTGGCTTTGGCCAACGGAAAGCGGCTGCCATTTTCTTCAATGAACCCGGAGCGGCGTTTGCCTTGCCGCGTTTCGGCGTACGCGCCTGAGTCGAAATGCTTGCTCGCGGTCCGGATCCAGATATCAGGACTGCCACCATAAACCGTTTTGAAGAACGCCCCCTGATAACGGCGACCGGCAACGGATACGCCGGTACGGCTCTGCCGCGCACGGCCGATACGACTGGCAGAAATGGCATCCAGACCGAACCAAAGCTTGCCGCGCATCGTGCCACCGCTGACCGGGTAGGCCCGAAGGCGTTGCCGAACGGCTGCGACCGCGATGCGCTCTTGCCGACCTACCGTTCTGGCAATGTGCGTGCGCAACCAGCGTAGCGTCTTGTTGATGGCACGACGCTGAGCCGCTATCGCCGCTTTGGGAACCGCTGCCGCAAAGTCCTTGAACGCGTCCAGATCCGCCGAGGATGGCTGCAACGTGATCATGCCGTCCTTGGCCGATTGCTTGTAGAAGCTGCCCACGCTCATGGGTTAATCCTCAAAATCAACGTCACCAGCGCATCCCCACCAGGCTCTTGGCGGATCAGCGTGTACGTGCCACCACCGTCCTGCACGGGCAGATCGATGCGCACCTGCTGCCGCTCGACAACGCCCTGCGCGTCGGCTACCCGAATCACCAGGTGCGGCTCGCGCAGCCCGGTATTGATCCGGCCCAGCTTGGGTTGCAGCCACGGTGCCGAGAACATGCCCGCCACCTCGCGCCCCTCAATGAACGCCGTGTCGCTCAGTACATCGAACACGGCGTCATCGAGAGTCCCGATCAAGTCACGGAACGCCATGACTACAGCGTCAGGCGGATCTGCGCCCGAGGTCGGGTGCAAAGGTGCAGCGGGTTGGACTGAGCTTCGCCCGCCACGCCCTTGCCGAACGGCAGCGTCTCCAGCTTGCTGTAGTACGGGATGCCCTGAGTGTTGACCGTTTCCATGTAGTCCGCTGGAGCGAAGGCCGAGATGTACAAGTCCGGTACGCCCTCAGGCACGAGCAGCGCCTCGTCGTCATTCACGAAAGCGATACCGGCGACCTTGCCACGGTAGCGCTCCCAGACGATGCCACCGAACTCGAAACTTTCTCGGGCATCACCCCGCAGCTCCGACGCCTGCGCCGAGTTGAGGTAGGTTTCTTTGACCGACTTGTGAACGATCAGCTTGTTCCAGAAGTTCTTGCCGCAGAACGCTCGCGAGCCGGTGCTGGTAACGCTACCGAGTGCGTCCTCTTGCATGTCCAGCGCTTCGCCCGCTTTGACGCGCAACTCGGTACCTGCGTCGTTCAGGCCCATGGTCAGGCTCTGACGCTGGACACCAAAGGCCGAGTAGATGTCCAGCAGCACGGTTTTGCCGTCCGCATCCAGCACCTTCCCATTGAGTGCGCCCATGCGCTGGAACTCGTGTGTGGCGTCGAGCTGGCGGCGTGCACGGGCCAGCCGGGTGTTGATCACGTCCTGAACAGCCTGCAGTTCAGTACGGGAACCGAATGCTCGAATGCCTTGAATCTCATCCGCCCGGATCGTGAAGCGCTCCGGCAGGTGGACGGTATTGAACGGGATCATCTGACGCTTGGTACCGGTGACCACAAGACCGGAGCTACCACGCTCACCAGCCGGGACCAGCGCCAGGGTGTCGCCGTCCTTTTCGATCTGCACGGTCAGGGTCGCGATGCCCTCTTCCTGAAACAGACCGAGGCCACTGATGCGACCGGGCAGGTACGGTTGTTCGTTGATGGCAGCGGTAAGCGTGGCGACGCTGAATGCTTCGTCGTCGAAAATGGCGATATCGGCCATGGGGGTATTCTCCAGAAAAGCGAAACCCCGCAAATGGCGGGGTCGGATAAACGAAAATGAATCAGGCTTGTGGCCGATAGATCGATCAGCGAAGGATGATGAACTGCTTGGCCAGCGCCTTTTCGGCGTCCAGATCCAGACCGGTCAGCAGCGTTTCCGCAACCTCGGCCAGTCGCACGACGGCGCGACCACGGCGAACGATGTCGGACTCAGGAAGCGGCGCGAAAAGAATCGCCGCGGCGATCTCGCTGCCGTCTTCGGCGGTCGGATCATAGGGCGCGAACTCTCCGGAGGCTGCAACCAGACCCAGCAACTGGCCCGCATTCAGGGCCTCACTGGCTGCCACGTTGATCGACTCTCGCGAGATGTTTCCGGCACCTTCGGAGAGAAGGAATTCACCGGCATGGATAGGCTCCATTTTGATGGTCATGGACGTGCTCCTGTTGAGGTCGTTTTCTTGCCACCCTGCGCCGCCCTGCGGGCCGCGTAGATGTCGTGGTGATCGGGTTGTTTGGCCTGAACCTTGGCCGGTGGATCGTCCTGAAGTGGCAGGCTGTTATCGATTTCAAAGCCTTTGCCGCTGCTAACCAGCTTCTCAAACAAACGCGCTTGCACGGCCTGCTTGTCCAGACCGGCGCTGACGAATTCGGCGGTCAGCTCCGGCAAGCGAGCCGCAACACACAGGTCGCGCACACCCTTCGCCTGGGTGATCGCCGCCTGCACCGTCGCGTGATCGGCAAGTTTGGTGGACGCGATAAGCGGCTCGATCAGGTTGTTGATGCCCGCCGCGCCGCAAGCTTTTGTAATCATGAGCGCCAGGGCGGATGCATCGGCCGGTTCAGGATCAGTTGGTGGGTCAGTTCGTTCTGGCTCCGGCTCGGGCTCCACGGCGTTGAGCTGATCCAGCAAGGCCTTAGGCGTCTGGCGGAACCGCTGTATGGCAGCGCCCTGCCCCAGACATGCTTTGACCTCGACTCCCGCCCCGATCTCGTCGGCCAGGCCAAGCGCCAGTGCTTCCGGCGCGGTGAGCCAGGTTTCAGCGTTGACCATGCGCCGCAGCTCGACCTCGTCGATGTCAGGCGACTTGGCCTTGTACGCCGCGATAATGGCTTCCAGCGTCTGGTCCAGCACATCGGCGACCTTGCGCAGATCCTCGGCATCACCGGCTGTGTAGGTCCACGGGTTGTGGATCATCAACATGGCGTTGGAGGCCATGACCATGCGGTGTGCGCCACACGCGGCAACACTCCCGGCACTGGCCGCCAACGCATCGATCCGCGCCGTGCAGCGCTCACCCAGGCGGTTCAGCGCATTGTGAATTGCCAGACCGTCGAATAGGTCGCCACCGATGGTGTTGAACGCTGCCACGATGGGCGACACGCCGTCATCAATGGCTTTCAGGTCCTGAATGAACTGATTGGCCGTGATGCCCCAGCCGCCAATCTCACCGTAGATGTAGATCTCGATGGTGGTCTGCTCGGCCTGGGTTTCGGCCTTGATGCGGTACCAGTTCTGGTCCTCGACCGCCAAGGCAACCGGGGCCTTGTTGAAAATGCGAAACGGCAACAGCGGTTTCATGGGTTCTCCTTCTCGTCGGGGTCCTCATCGAACGCCGACAAGGTGCTGTAGTTGAGGCCCAGTCCACGGGCACGAGCCGCGTCAGCGGCGTTTTCTTCGTCAACGATCTCGGCATCGGTGCCGGTGCGCAGGCACATCTCACTGCGCGAGGCCAGGCCCGCGTTGATTTCCATCGTTCTTGATTGCACGTCCTGCACCGGGTGGATGTAGGACCAGCCTTGCGGCACCCAGCGCGTGCGCAGGTATTCACGGCGGCGTGCCGCGTAGTCGTCCAGTTGCAAAGCACCCGACAACACTGCCATGTCCATCCATGCAGCCCGGACGGGACGGCATAGCTGATGGACGTAAACGCTGAACTGCAATTGCTCCAGACGCCGACGAAATTCGTTGAGCACCACACGGATGGTGCGGTCGTTGACGCCGCGCATGTCGCCGGTCATCAACTCATAGGGCAGCCCCGCACCGGCAGCTGCCGCCATCAGTTGCTGTCGCATGAAGTCGGGGTAGTTGTTGCCGCCATCGGGCGGTGTCGAGAACTCGACCTCCTCCCCCGGCAGCAGCTCCTGCATCGTGCCAGGCTCCAGCGCGACCATCGGCGTGAAGCCATCGCCTCCGACCTTGATGGGCGCGCCCGTCAACGGGTCGAGCATGGGCGGACCGTCAGCAGACGGCTTGCGGATGAAGCCCGCGAACAGGTTGGCCACCTCCTGACGGAACAGGACCGCATCGTCGAAGTTGTCGAGACTGCGCAGTCGCTTGAGCACCGGTGCAAGCCTGGGCACGCCACGAAGCTGGCCGGGCTCCACCGGCTCAAAGATGTGCAGCATCTGGCTGGCCGGGATGCGCACCAGCATGTTGTACCCAGCATTGATCGACGTCATGTCACTGGGGTGTGAGCGATAACACCAGTACGCCACGCGCTTGCCGAAACCGTTGAATTCGATCCCGGCACGGATGATGTTGCCGGTGCTGGTCACCTCAAACTTGTCATGCGGAACGAACTCGGGTGCCAGGCATTGCAACTGAAAAGGCACCGCCAAGCCGTCGTCCATGCGCCTGGGTCGTAACCGGACGAAGCATTCGCCCGACTGCTCGACCGTCCGGGCGATCAAGGCTTGCTGGCCGTAAAAGTCAGTCAGCTGATCGGCATCGGATTCGTCTACCCAGTCTTCCCAGGTCTCCTGAAAAATACGACGCAGTTCCTTGTCCGCGATCCTGGGCTGCGGGGTGATGCCGGTGCCGATCAGGTTGCTTACCCTGCGATCAATGGCATTGGCCGCATACGGATCGTTGCGCACCGCCGCTCTGGAGCGAGAACGCAAGTTGCGCAACGCAGGCATGATCAGGCTGTTGACGCCTGTATCAGGTGCATCCCAGGTGGCAGATCGGCGACCGTCGGCAGCGCCTTCGTAACTGGCCTTCATACGCTCGGGCAGGACGAAGCCGGAACGCGTCAGCGTGGGGTAGCGAGTAGTCACAAGCCCTTGCCCCCATGGTAAAGACGGACAACGCGGGAGCGTGGACCGGCAGCGTTGGTCAGGCTGGTGCGGATCAGATCGCGAGCCTGGATCAGCTCATCAACCGAGCGGTACTCGACCGTCCGATCTGCGTAACGCACGATCTTTTCGCCACGCCCTATCGCTGCCTCGACGGCATCAAGGTGCTTCTGGGTGTAAGCCATATCAACGTCTCTTCAGATAGCCGCTGGTGGAAGCACGGCGTTGCGTGGGTTGCTGGGGTTGCGGAGTCGGACGATCTGGCGCATGAACCGCAGCGGCCACAGGCTGGGGTCGAGGTTCGGGCCTCGGCTCAGGTTTTGGCTCGACACTCACACGCTCGGCCACAGGAGCCTTGGCATGACCGGTGTCGTCGAACAGACCGGCTTGAGCCAAGGCATTTTTGAGCCTGGCCCAGTCGTGTTCCCCATAGCGATGCAGCCCCAAGTAATGCGCCATCGCCAGGCTGTAAACCAGCAGGTCCAACGCTTCGTTGCGTTCAGCCTTGCCCTTCACCCACTCGATGCGCTTGAAGCCTTTGACGTAGCGAGTAACCTTGCGCTCGGCGACGCATTGGGCAAAGAAGTCATCGGGCAAATCCTTGGGGAAGTGCAACGCGCCTGGCCCGCTTTCCAAGTGGTAGCGGTTGTAGATCCAGTCCTTTGCGGTGTCGGTACCGACCATCCACAGCTCCGCGCCGTTGCGCTCGGTCTGGCCTTTCCACGTCACATCCACCAGTGAGGGCCGTTGAGCGATAACCGGCTTGCCGGGTTTGCTTGCGCCTTTGATGGCGAAGACGTTGCGCCAACGCCGAACGCGGCAGAACTGATAGACCTCGTGGGTGTGGTGTCCGCCTGAGTCAACGCCCGTTGCCAGGATCGCCAGGCTAACCCCGCACGGGTGGCGGTAGCGCTCTTTGAGCTTTTCATCCAGCACCAGCCAGGTGCGATCATCGGCGGGATCGCCCATGATCACTTGGAAGTCAACGATCCAGCGCTCCATGCCTTCGCCCCAGCCAACCACCATCATTTCCAGACGGTTGGCCTGCACGTCGACAGAGGCCGTGAGCGACAGAACGCCAGCGGGCATGGTGCCCAACACGTAGTTTTCCAGCAGCGCTCGGGCTTGCAGGACATCCGCTTTGGTTTGCTCTTGTGCGCTGTCCCAGACCTTGGCAAGGCGGGTGTTGTAAAACACCTGCATCGGCTCCAGGTCGCCCCGGTCCTGGGCCTTTTTGGCCTTCTCATATTGCTTGGCAAGTGATGCCCAGCTCTGCCAGCCCAGCGGGGCGTACAACGCGTTAAGGTGAAAACCCACCGTCTCGCCATCGCCCTGGGCATGTGAGCGCCATTCGCCACGGGCGAGCATGTCGCCCTTGTGAAACTCCTCGATCAGCACATCGCAGTCTGGACCGGCGCACTGGTAATGCACGGTGCTGAAGTCCGGCGAGTAAAGCAGGCGTTCCCACTCCAGCGTCTGCATGTGCCCACACGTCGGGCATGGCACGTAGTAGTAACGCTGGTCGCTGGTCGAGAACAAGTCATCAATCCGCGAAGCGCCCTTGATGGTCGGCGAGCTGGAAAAATAAAACTTGGCGTTGCGGCCGAAGGTGCTGCCCCGCGTCTCGGCCAGTTCTATCGGATCACCCTCATCATCGACATCCACATCCCAGCGATCCACCTCGTCGCCGTAGACGAATCGAGCCGACAGCTCAGCAAGGTTCGCCGCAGAACCGGCTGTGGTGGCGAACAACGCCCCACCTTCAAACTCTTTGGTGTCCATCGTGTTGCGGGCGTCACGCGAGCGCGGTGAAGCCACACGTTCGCGCAGGACCGGAGTGGCATTGATGGTCTTGCTGATCCGCGCTGACACTCGCTTCGCCAGGCTCAGGCTGGGCAGCAACGTCAGAATGTTTGAAGGCGACATGTGAATCAGCGCGCCGATCCAGTTCAAAGCGATCTGGGTTTTCATCAACTGCGACGCCACCATTGTGACGACCCGTTTGCAGGGGTGAGCCGGTGACAGGCACCGCATGGGCTCGCGGGCATAGGGTGTCCGGGCCGTTCGATATTGGCCGGGCTCTGCGGCTCCAGTGTCACGCGGGATGCGCATGTACTCATCGGCCCATTCATCGACCCAGAGTTCCGGGTCGGGCTCAAGCCCACGGCAATACGCCTCGCGGTACACCTCGGCACCGTCTGCGTATCCAGTGGGCATAGGTCTATTTCTCGGTCATGGCGTGTTCAAGGTCGGCGGTGGTCATGCGGGCGGCATCCTCAAAGATGCGGCGAAATGCGCCGGTCAGGTGTTTTTCGATTTGCCAGGGGTCAGTCATTGCAGCCAGCTCCGGGGCCAACTGCGGAGAAAGGCCGAACATCAGGTCGCGCACGGTGCGGCCAGCGGTGAAGGCGGCTTTTGAAACCGCTTCCCGCACAACCAGATTGCCTTGGACCTTGTGAAACTCAGCCTCGGCCAACTGCCCGAGGTAGTACTCGCGATGCGCTCGAGACTTCTGAAAGTCCGGGCCTTTGTTTGGGGGCTGCACCGCAGGTGTTTCGGCACTCGGCAGAACTTGGCTGTAAACGTTGCGATCAACACGCCCCTCTTCATGGCGAGCCGCGACAGCGGTCTTGCTCGGATCAGCGGATTCGGCCAGCAGCGCTTCGGTGGCTTCCAGATCAATCTTCCCGTCCGGAGTGAGAACCAAGCGTTCCTGCTTTGCCAGTTTAGAAACGTAGGATTTGGCCCAGCCGCGCCGTGCTGCGAAGTCCGACTTGCTGATCACTGTCATGCTGAAATGTCCTGTTCACCCAATGAACACGGGGTGTTCACCTGTTCACCGCAGTTCACTAAGCTGGTGAACCGTCCGCTAACCAAATCCCGCGAGTCCGCAGCCCCGTATGCCCCGAATACCCCCAGGGTCCCCCCCTCTCTCGGGGCGCACCAAAACAGGTCATTCGACCCGAAACACCGAGATCACGGGCCAGGGTGCGGGTGGCCGTAGGTAGGTCCACGACCTACTTGCTCTGGCTGCGCAGGATCTGGGCGTCGACCTGATCGGCACAGGTGTCGAGCAGCTTGATGGCCTGATCCTTCAGCTCCCAGACGTCGCCGTTCGAACGAAGGTCAGCCTCATCGGCGTTGATGCGTTCGCAAGGAATCAGCTCAGGGGGTTCGATTCGAACCGCTGACATTTTTGTGACCACCACCGGCTTTGCCGCGCAGGCCGTCAGGCAAAGGCTGAGAAGCCCAATCACGAACGGGCTTGCTATTGCGCTTGAGGTCTTCAAATTCTTTCCTCGCCTGTTTGGCTTTGCCTTCACTGGCCTTGAGCCGCTTGCTCAGATCAGCCTGGTAGTCGGCATTACGCTTGGCTTCTGCCCGTAGCGTGGTGATGGTCGCCTCGCTCTCTTTGTTGGCCGCGATGGCTTCGTTCTTGCTCTTTGTCTCAAGTTGCATGGCACCGGTGATAGCGAAGACCCGGTACTGCTGAATGCCGACGAGCAACAAGCCCACCAACCCGATGATGATTGCGGCAGCAATCGCTTTCATACGGAATCCACTTTGCGGCCAATGAATCGGGTGACCAGCTCCCGAATGGCCGTGACACCGAGAAAGCCAATCGTTCCACCTGCAGCTACCGACAAGCTGGGCGGCCAGGTCATCCACTCAATCAGGCTGGACGCAACCAGACTCAACGAGCCGCAGATCAGCGCTTCGAACAGTATCCGGCGCTTACTGGTTTCTTTGGCGTCGTAGAGGATGCGCAGTAGAGAGACGACGATGGCCATGATCATGCCCTGCCACAGTGGATTTGAAATGGCCGCCACGATCCTGGCCCACGTATCTGGTTTGTCGGGCATGGTGCGCATCCGGTTACCACCCTTGGGGTGAGCTAAAAATAAAAACCCCGCCGAAGCGGGGTGAGTGACAGCCTGGGGATGGCTGGGTTAAAGCATGCACAGCAGGTGCTCTGTAGGCGATTCAGGCGCAAATCGCAGATCGTGCCCACCTTGTACCTGCGTTCGGAAAAACCGAAAAGGGCCTGTTAACGGTTGGGCCAAATGTGTCCGCGATAGAACACCAATGCGACCACAATGCGACAAACTACCCGGACGAACGGTCATGCTGTCCTAGAGGGCGCAGCGAGTCGGATTCCCTAACCGACCTCGGCAGTTGAACGCTGGATTGTCGATCTGGCGGCAGCCCACGATGTGCGCGGGTACGTGCTTTAAGAATCACCAACACCTGCTGGTGAAGCCGAGCCACCCAATTGCGGTAAGTACGATCAGCACCCTCCGTGATACCGGCACTGCGCATCTGCTCTCGAACGGTGGTCTGCGTGCAATACCGGTCTCGTGCCAGGCGTGCTAACGGTGCTTGCCCGGAACGCTCCAGTTCAGCCACAGCAGCGCCGACCTCACTGGCGATGTGATCAATGCCGCATCCGGCGTTACCCAATATCCGGGAACCCGGCGTGCCACGCGGCGGCGCACCGCCCCATTCGATGATCGCCCCCATCTGACTGCCTAACCCACCGCCATGGCCGCGCTCTCGCACCTGCTCGCCCCAATGCACCATCAACGCTTCGATTTCCTTGATCACAGACCTTTTCCCTCAAAAAATGAACCCGACACACAAAATGGCCTACCCAACACAAACCCAACACACTTAAAACTCTTTAAAAACAATGAATTACTAAAGATTGTGCTGGGTGTGTTGGGTTGGTCGGGTTTATTAGCCCTCGCATGAGAAAAAAACATCGGTGCTCTTCCTGTTGAAAATAATGTCATGCATGCGCGCGCGCGACGCCAAACCCAACACACCCAACACACACGTCTGCACCCCGCGAAAAATGGGCGCTTGATCTGTGTCGGGTTGCCAAAACCAACCCAAAACATACCCAACACACCCGACACACTTTTGGATGTACTCATGCTGCGGATGCCTTCACATGGTCCCAGGCATCGACGTTCCAGCCTGCAAGCCGTGCTTTTGAACGCCACTGCTCGACAGCCTTGCCCAAGTCCGGCGCTCTCATTGATGGGGGCAGGGTAGCCTCAGGATCATCGGGCACAAAGAAAGCGCCGAAGCGCCTGTCATTGCGCTCGGTCCAGGGTATTGACCGGGTCTTCTCCACCTCCGAGCTGATGAACAGCGAGAACTTCGTCTGACTCATCACATGCTCTTTGTTGCGCTGACACCACTCGATGAACAACGCATACAGATCAGTCGAGAGGCACGCCCCCCAAAGGCCACGCCCCAACTCGCCATAGCGCCAGAGGTGCAGAAACGTCTGCCACCCTGCCCGGCTCAGAGCAACCAGTCGCTCACGTGACGCAGTGCTGGGCGGCCGGGTGCGTTCATTAAAGTCACCCAGATCCACGCGTAGAAGCCAGCCGTAGAGAGCCGCAACGCCACCATTCTCCAGCTCGCGTCCGATGGCTTTCTGTCGGGCAACCGGCAAGGTTTCCATCGGCCACATGACCAACATTCGTCGGTCACTGTCGCTGATCGGCCACGGCAGGATCTCGTTGCTGAGGAACACTGCGTTCATGTGGTTGGCCTCCTCCCAGCCGTTGATAAACTTCGACTCCATCCGCACGGTCTTGCCGGTGACCAAGTGCTTGATCTTGCCGACCTGGTTGTAACGCTGATCGCGGCTGACCACCTCTTCGAACACGGCCCACATCTTGCGGCTCTGCCAGGCGTTGAAGTTGCTCTCCAATTGGGTCTGGCCAACCGTCGCGGCGTACTGCCCGTAAAGCGCGCCAAAGGTGTCGGCGAACAACAGGCTTTTGCCCGAGCCTTCCATGGTGGAGTGCATCAGCACCGCCGTGTCCATCTTGGCCCCGAGGTGTTGCAACGGATATGCAAGCCATCGAGTCAGCCACAGCGCAGCAGCCTCATCATGGTTGCAGAGGAATGAGATGAGCCAGCGCAGGTTGGCGCACGCCGCGTCGTCGTTGACCGGCTCCAATGGCAGGCCATCAAAGGTGTTGATGTAAATGCTGGGGTCCTTCGTCATGGTCGGGTCGAAGACAATGTGTTCGACGTCCACCACACGCCGCTCGCCGCTGTTCAACCAGAGCGCATAGGTGTCGCCCAAAGCCATTTTGACGGCCCCCTCGGCGATCCGGCGTTTCTTCTCCCGATCCCAAACATCTTTGGTGCCGTCGATATAGACATAACGTTCGGTAGGCCGCATGCCCAGCGCACCGCCCTTCTTGCCCGCCATTTTCCGGGCCTGCTCGATGTCCTTTACCTGATCATCGGCGATCAGCTTCTTGTCAGTGGCATCGAGCCAAAGCTTGGCAATGGGTTTGCCCACACGCGCTTCAAAGGCCGACTTCTTCATCGCCCGAGATTTATCGAAGTCCCAAACATGCGTCGTGCCTTCTACCAACGCAAAACGCCGCAGCACTTGCTCGATAGTCAGCTCCTCCCCCGCCCCCCCGTCAGGTGCAGGAGCCGCCTCGCTTGCCGCATCCGGTGCTGCTGCATCTGGCTTGTCGCTACCCTCAGTTGGGGCCGGGGGAAGATCGCTTGCGCTGGGCCGGGTCGATTGCATGCCGAGCATTCGCGCCGCGTCCTTCACCGCCTTGGACTGATCACCGCCATGCTCCAGTAGGCAGAACACTTCGAATGCATCGTTTTGATGACCGTTGGCCAGCGGATCAGCCGCATGGTGCGAATACACCTTGCCTTCAGCCACAGTGATCCCAGGCAGCCCGGTACTACTTTGCGGATACAGCCATTTGCCCCCGCGCTTGGTATAGCCGTGGCTGCGCAAGATCTCTTCGACATCGTGACAGTTGTTGAACTCGTCGATCACAGACGGACGATTGCCCGCCACAGGGGCGCGCTTCGGTTTGGGCTTTTGTTTGGCGGTAGGCTTGGCATCCTTCGGCAGCCATGGGCACGCGGCTTCCGCGCCCCGCTTGAAGACATCCCAGTTGTTCCAGACATTCAGCAGGTCGCCGATCAGAACCGGAAGCCCCGAAGCATCAGGCGGCGTGCGCCAGGTGTATGGCTGGCCGGTGCCAGGGTGTATCGATGGCGGCAGCACGTCCTGCACCAACCCGGCACGCAGTTCGAACACAGTGAGCCGCTTATATTTCTCCGCATCAGCTCGATACAAAGCCTCCCGCGCAGTATCGCCTGCATCCCGAGCGGCATTCGCCTTCAGCATGATCGATTTATGTATTGACCCGTCCGGATCGTTTTCATTGGGCCAGGCAAGGGCGTGCCGGGTTAGATCAAGCCCTTCAGGCACTCGAAACAAGATACGGAATCGCAGCGGGTTGCCAACGACGGTCGGGAAAGCCAGCGCGAGCGCATCCAGATCCAGACCCAGCAAATCGTACAAGACGACTCGCGTCCATTGAACGTCGTCGACGTCCAGCGAACACACCCGACTCGGCCCCAAGACGACACCGAGGTTATGGTTCGGATTCTTTGTCCAGAACGCCTCAGCCTTGGCAGGATCGACGATGTACTTACCAGGCTGGTTCCAGCCCCTACCCTTTGGGCCTTTTTCGCCCGGTTGAATCGGTACTAACGCAAAATTGAATGTCTCGCAGTAGCGGCGTGCCCAAGCAGAAAGCGGTGTTGGACGATCACTCATCTACGCTGCTCCCGCAGCGACTGACAGTGAATGCACGTTTCGCAGCCAACAATGGCAGCACGGCGTGGCTCAGGGATCGGATCGTCGCAATCTTCACAAAATTGCGCGCTGACAATGCTTGTCGGGATGCGGCGATGCCGAAACAGAGCAACATCCAGAAGGTACTGCGCCTGTTCTGTGGCGCGGTCGATATCGTCAGCCATTGGAACGATCCTCCATCGCCAGACGAGCGCCGGCCATGATGCCCAGCACCGCACGAATGATGTCGTTGCCCTGCTTCTCCAGCAGAGCAACTTCGTGCAACTCCCATACCCCATCAGCAGCGCCGTTGTGCATGCCTGAAACGAACTCGCCTGTTTCGGTCAACAGCTTGCCAACCGACTTGAGCGCATCCTGGGTTGCCGCGACGGGCTCGGGCTGATACCAAACAGCCCCGGCGGGACGCATCAAAGCATCGAGCAAAAGCGGGCTGCCGGTAAGACGAATAACATCCTCCAGCTCATCCGGATTGAGCCAGCGCCGCTCCTCGTCGAGTTTCAGCTTTTTTTGAAGAGCGTCGTTGTCCAACACCATGTCGTGGGCAAGGGCAGTCACCCCGCCCTTGTAATCGCGCCCGGCGCGGTAAAGCGCCTGACGCAACGAAAGCACCTGACCAGCGTCAGGCAAAAGATCCATGCGACTCATAACCGTAAAATCCCCGTTTACGGTGTAGCCATAGGCAGGGGCACCCCCTATCCTACGACCACGACCGATGTGCTGTGCTAAACGTGCTGTGCGGCACGGTTCTCGTTCGAGCCAACCAGGTGAATCTTGTGGTGAGAGGACCTGATCGGCGGAGTTGGCAGTTTCGCACTGCCGTTGCTGGGTCGGGGGGATCTTGTGGTGAGAGGTCCCCGGCCCTGCGACTTTTATGCAGCTTCAGAGCCGCGAAGGTAAGCCCAGTCGATGTCTGGGCGCAGCACCTCGCATACCACCGTGCCTTTCGACTCTCTCTCAATGTTGACTGCAAGAGCGGCACTGGCCCGGCGATTACAGTAAGCAACTTGTCTGAGCTGCCCGGCAGAAGTCCCGCAACGGCGGGCAAACGCGTCAAGGTCAGGTTTATTCAAAGCCTTCAAATATTCGTGCAGGGTCATATGCACCTCCGTTCAGGATGCGCAGATTAGCAATTGCTAATTGATACAGCAATAGCAAACCGTAATTTACTGTTTGCTAACGGAAAGCGATCATTGGGGAATGGATATCTATACGCAGCGAATTAGCGCCCTGCGCACCGCGATGGCGGGGCTGAGCCAAAAAGACTTTGCAAACCAACATGGGTTGGACGCATCGTATTTGTCCCAGCTTTTGAATGGTCATCGAAAACTCGGCGAGAAAGCAGCTGCAACCCTCGAAGAGAAGATCAACCTGCATCCTGGGACCCTGGTGAATCCTGAGCTATCGAGCGGCTCCGATGCAGCAGAAATCATAGTGCCCACTGTTGCCCCCGTTGACAGTCGAACGGTGATGCAGTCGCTCGGATTCATTACTATCCCCCACCTCGACGTAGCGGCGTCAATGGGGTCTGGCAATGTTCCGCCCGACTCTCAAATTGAAGTGATCAAGGACATTACGGTGCACCTTGACTGGCTCAAGACCCAAGGACTAGCATTCTCAAGGATCGAGAACTTAGCGATTATCACTGGTGATGGCGACAGCATGGACGGGACATTTCGCGACGGGGACTCCCTGCTTGTTGATCGAGGGATTACCGAGATCAGAACCGATGCAGTTTACGTCTTCACATTGGATGGCGACCTATACATCAAAAGACTGCAGCGCATGACTGGCGGGGCGTTGCGCATGATCTCGGATAACCCTTTGTACCCTGCGATAATCATCGAAGGTGCGGATCTTACAAAGGTCCATATTCAAGCCCGAGTCCTCCTTGTGTGGAATGCCAAGAAACTGTAAACCTAGTGCCCATCCAAGCCCGCAATTGCGGGTTTTTTTGTGCCTGAATGCAAATGAGTACAGATGTACTCTTTTTGGTATTGCGAAAAAGATCTGCGCAAAATACTGTATGCATATACAGATAAAGCCAAGGAGGACCCAATGGCTAGCGTAGCGCACAAGCTGGTAGCAACGATGTCTCCCGTACAGACACTTGCGGCTCGACTTCAAACCATTATTCGCTCCCAGTCCGCTCAGGGAGATCGATATGCGGTGATCTACAAAAAACCAGATGAAGATCAACAGCACTGGGATCAGATCATCGCAGCGATCGACGATACGGAAGGTGTTCACGTAAATATTCAATCTGACGGGGCCGCACGAATATCGTGGTATCTGCCCGAAACCCTACGTCGCCCTGAGTGCGGCAGACGCAGTAGCAAAACCGATCATTAATTTAGCATCTGCTATTGCATAGATATTTAGCTTTTGCTAATTTGGCTCGCACCCCTCTCACCACAGAGTACGAGCCATGCAAACAACACAGCGCAACACCCGCTGCCCGGTGTATCTCCACCCGGCAGCGGCCTCCAGCCGCGAATCTATCGCCACCATTCAGCGCCAAACCGGCCTTCTCCTGATCATCCCGCCAAAAAGCAGAGATGCGAAAGCAGCACCTGCACCGGCAGTCGATGACTTCGGTCCATGGGGAGGTGATGCGGCATGAAGCAGATCCTAATCGGCCTCACCGGCCCTGCCCGCTCCGGCAAAACAACCGCAGCCAGTCACCTGGCCCACGATCACGGGTTTGAGTGCTACGCGTTCGCCGACCCGTTGCGCGACGGCATCATGGCCATATTCAACCTCAGTCCCGAGGATTTCGAAGGCGACAAAAAGGAACAGCCCATCGACTGGCTGGGCCGCTCACCTCGCCAGTTGATGCAACTTCTCGGCACCGAGTGGGGCCGTCACATGATCAGCGCCAACTTGTGGGTCGACCTCGCCGAACAGAACCTTGATTGCCTCAGTGCGGTGTTCGACTGCGTGCCGGGATTTGTCGTGAGCGATGTCCGCTTCGAAAACGAGGCTGACTTCATCCGCAAACGGGGCGGGACGGTCATTCACCTCTACCGGCTAGGCGCAGCCGAAGTTAATGCCCACATCAGCGAAGCCGGTGTTTCAGTCCACCCGGACGACTTGGTACTAACCAACGACAGCGGCCTTCAAGAGCTGTATGGCGCACTGGACGAGCTGTATCGCGCCATCCGCTCACGCGGTTTGCTGGCAGTAGCCTGAGGCATTCCTCATGAACAGAACCCTAGACGCTACAGCAGCGATTCTCGGCATGAAGCCACGGGCATTTCGAGCCAAGTTGCGCGAAATCGGCGTGCTGACCCAGGCAGGCGAACTTGCTCCCAAGCATCACGACCAAGGCTACCTGTACGCAGACCCACGTAGCCGCTGGAACAAGAACATCCAAGCGTACAGCCACTATGCAGTGGTGATGGTCAAGGAGGCAGGAGTCACCTGGCTTGCGGACCAGCTTGGCATCACCACTATGAAAAAGGACGCTGCAGCATGACTCTGAACGCAATTACTCACGCCGTATGCGCGCTGAAACTGGTTCCATTGCACCTGAACCACCCGACCATCGTCAGTCGCTCGACCTTGATCGGCGCAACGTCAGAGGCACTAAGCATGCTGGACGGTTTGCCGCCTGTTACTGCCGAATTGGCGGAAGTATTTCGGGCTGTGGACGCTGTACTGCTTGAGGGTCAAGTCGCCTATGTGACCCCAACGCGCAGTCCCGAGCGGCCATACGGCGCAGTGGTGGCAGACGCAGAGGGCCGGCTTTGCGCAACGGCAACCGGCAAATCGAAAGAGGGTCTCGCGGAGCTGATTCGCCTTCAGTTGGTGCCCCAAAAGGAGGGGCACGGGGAGGACGCTGCGTGAGTGAGACGCTGAGTCAGTTGCGGGAAGAGTTCGCCACGCCCTGCCCCACGCTGGGCACTGTGCGGGAACGGTACTTCTCGCACATATCGAGTGATCGATACCTGCTCCGCAAGATCAATGCGGGCCGTATCGACCTCAAGGTTACTCGGCTGGGCGGATCGAATAAGGGCCAGCCAGTGGTGTACCTGCACGACCTGGCGGCCTATCTCGATGCACAAGCCAAGTTGAAAGCGGCCTGATTAAAAGGTGGTCACTGCCGTCCAGTGACAACAACCAGAGGCACAGGACATGAAACCCACGGACACAGCCGAGTTCATCGGCGAACTCAACGCAGGCGTCTTTGCCGACCAGATCGGTCACGCGCTCTCCGAGGTGGCTGCAGGCGTGGTCGACAACAAGAAAGTCGGCACCGTGACACTGACGTTTTCGCTCAAGCAAATTGCCGACAGCCACCAAGTAACCGTCAACCACAAGCTGGCCTACAAAGTACCCACCAAGCGCGGCAGTCGTAAGCAGGTCGTAGCGCAGGAAGTCGGCGAGTCAACTGACCTGGCCATCGGCAATTTCACCCTGGCTTAACCCTCACCACGCCTCGGCCCGCCGTCGTTCTCTCACCACCGATGGGCCTACCCAAGGACACAGCACATGCAAGCACAGCACATCATCATTCTGACCGGCCTGGTCGTCGGCTTTCTGCTCCTCACCGTATTATTTCAGAGAGCAATCAAACGAGTACTGCGCAGGTCGGTACAGAGGGGACAACAGGCACGGGTAACGGTAAAAAATATAAGCTCAATGAATTTCGACTTGAGTGATATTTCACGTCGTCCCCACACCAGAAATCAACTCGAAGCGTTGATTAAACAATTTCGGCAAGACGTACTTTTTCAAAAGATAAGAGGCGCATCGGTATGAGCGTCGCCAAAGTGATTGAGTTTGAAGAACTGCAACGGATCACCGGCTATACGAGACGAGCAGACGTTGAGAAGGCTTTACGAGGCGAAGGAATCAGAATATTCCTTGGAAGAAAGGGGCCTTGGACCACTGTTGACTTAGTGAACCAAGCAGGTGGGCTCAAGGCCATTGATCAAGAAAAGTATGATGCGGATATCGTATGAAGCGAGGAAGGAAGCGCCAGCACAACCCGAACATCCCAAAGTACATTGATCAGACCGCGATTCCCCGCGATGTCTATTTCGATCACCGGGGCTCGGGCCACTGGTACACGTTGTACTTCAATGAGGCAGGCCGACGCCAACGCGCTAATTTGTGCGCAGCAAACGTCACACTCTCAGAACTTCATCGCCTCGTAGAAGAGCGTAGCGGCGTGGATCGCGATAGTCTCCAATACCTATGCGATGAGTTTCACAGGAGCCAGCAGTTCAAGGAACTTGCAAAGAAGACTCAAGACGACTACTGCTACTCGCGGGACGTCCTGGTGGCCTACCCCACAAAACTGGATAAACCCCTGGGCGAACTCGCTGTGAAGAAGTTTACCCCGGCAATGGTCCAGCGGATCATCGACAAGATCGCCGAAGCTGGTACACCGTCGAAAGCCGCACATGCGCTGCGCTACCTGCGCCGTCTGATGCAGTGGGGGCGAAATCGTGGGTTTGTGACCGACAACCCGGCCAAAGGCATTGAGGCGCCCAAGGAACGCAAACAACGCCGTCTGCCAGATTCAACAGTGATGGTCGACCTGATCAAGTTTGCTCACCAGCAGGGACAGCTCAAGCGCGGCGAGAAAGGCGCGTGCTCGCCATACCTTTGGTATGTGATGGAAATCGGGTATCTGTGTCGCTTGCGCGGTATTGAGACGATCACATTGACCGACGAGAACGAACTGTATGAAGGTGTGCTGACCAACCGCCGGAAAGGCAGCCGGGACAACATTGTGAGGTGGACACCGCGTCTGCGTGCGGCCTGGGATGCAGCGAAGGCCGTCAGAACAGAGACGTGGCAAAGACTAAAGACGCCGGTTCCTTTCCGGGCAGATCAGCGCTTCCTGATCGTTTCCGCCAGCGGCGGGCAGCTATCCAAGTCGGGGCTCGACACCGCATTCCAGCGGCTGATAGTTCAGGCCATCGACAAAGGCGTCCTCACAGAGGCTCAGCGATTTGGAATGCACGACTTCAAACGGAAGGGGATCACCGATACGGCTGGGACCAGGGCAGATAAGCAGCAGGCTTCAGGCCACAAGGATGAGTCTATGATGGATGTGTACGACCTGAGCGTGCCAACCGTCAATCCATCTGCAGATTAGATCTCATGGATCCTGAGGAATCGGCGTATTTTGGGCTTTACTTGTGGCGAACCATCAAACCCCATACGCACTTGGGCGAACACGGCCTCCGTCACTGGATCGTCCGTGCTGATATCACGCGTCAATATTTGAGAGTCAATGCGGGCAACATCCATAACCGTTGCGCCTTCATACACAACCCAGCTAGGTTTTTTGACGAAGTCATGACAGCCGACATCGAGCACGCACGTAGGATCGTGATAAATATTCGGCTTTACGCTTGAAATATTAACTACCAGAACACAATTTTTCCCGTGCTCACCAGAGAAAACGGGGTCATTCATTACAATATGGAAGTGTGGTACAGGCCCCGTGAGAATCAGAAGCGTCCCTTTCCTAAAAGCATTCCCTGTCATTCACACCAACTGAAGTACCTTGAGCCGAAGCTTTTTGCGCTCTTGAAGCTCACGCGCCTGTTCGTTCGCTACCTCTACACCTCTTCCCAATGCCTGCAGAAGGGAAGCAGGATCGATAGGCCTAGAGGATCGGCCCGGATTCTCCCACTCAGGAAGGCAATCATGAGTGTAATCCCTGAGCTGGTAACGATCCATATGTCCAAATTTTTTCCACACAGACTCGAGAACGTCCAAATCAGCTTTTGAAAGCTCATCAAGCTCTTCCCAATCAGTGACGCCGCATTTCAGGCTCACATCGTATGTGTGAGTAGGGGACGTCACCCAATGATTCCAGCCATCGCTCGGAATTTTCTGTTTCATGAGATCAAGCGTGCGTGAAAGCACAGGCCCATGCTCCATGGAGACCATGCTGTCATCAGAGATTGGGCGATTGAAGCGATCAATAGCTTCGCGGTCGGAAAGATAGAGAAGCTTCATCAGCTTCAGATATGACATCGTCCCACCTCGGCGGCACAAAAAGAAAGCCGCCATTTGGGCTACCTTTTGATCGTTAAGCACCACGGTGTACCTCGCTCCCCCAGTCCTTGGGGCATTGTTTCGTTTGGATGCGGATTATCAGCTTCTATGTAGATTAGTCAAGCTTTTGATCCGCGGGTTCAGATGAGCAGTCAAGGGAATGCGCCATCCCGAATACTGTACATAAAAACAGTATAATTACCATGAAAGATCGACGTTCGGTATCGGTTCCCAGTACGAGAGCTGGTAATCGGCATCTATAAGGATATCGGTAGCTCCGAAAGAATCGTGAGCATAATCGCCCTCAAGAGGACTCCTGTTGGGCGTACAATAGCTCGGAAGCCCTTCGGATTATCTATGCTTTCAAAGCATATTCGCGTACAAAAAAACAACACAACCTTTTGATTTTGCAGGATAAGGTAACTGACTTGTAATCAGTAGGTCCCGGGTTCGACTCCTGGTGCCGGCACCATATAAATCAAGGGCTTGCAGCGATGCAGGCCCTTGTTTTTTGCGGTACACGTAACAAGCCACGTAACAAGCCATCCTTTCACTGCGCCTGACCAGGCCTTAGACGTGATTACTCGCGCCGGTAAAAGCGCACACGCCAACACACGTCCGCACCTCCCCAAGCAGCCCACCCAAGGGCAGCGTCTCAAAATTTGTTGGGGCAAAAAAAAAGAGCGATATTAGTAATATGCGTTGCTGAAAACGGCTACAGCCCTTGTAAATCAAGGCTCTCAGCGTTTTCGGGAAATAGCGATATTGAAGCGATATGAAGGCGATAATATTACCTTTATGAACAGTAATATTTACCTTCCTTAAAACCCAATGATTCCGGGGGTTTGGTAAAATATCGCTATCCATATAGCTACCATATCGCTATCCCCTGCTATATGAAGGACCCAGCAAAACCGGGGCCTCCAACCCCTTTTTCCTCACATCTAGCTAATATCGCTATTTTTTTTACCCCACCCCTATTTTCAGAACGAAATCCCACGTTCCGGTCACGTTTCAGCGCCATCGACCCGGTCGGGGCATAGGAGATAAACATGTCCGAGGATTTATGCGTCACTGACCAGATCGCGTTGTCCCGCCATCGAGTTTTCCTCCTGAGGGAGTTGAATCGAACCAGGAGCATCGCGCTTCGTTCGGCGATCTATGACCAGCTCGCCCATTTTTCTGCGCTGCTCTGCATGCCGGTACCAGCCCTCGATACCATTGGCTTGCCCGAACAGTCAGCTGAGGACGCATTGATTCCATTCTGGTCAGCACTCGACCTACTGGATGGCAAAGGCGAACAGTACAACCATTCGGCGGCACCCGAGTCGTTGCTCGCGATCAACTTCAAAGATCTGCAATCACGTCTGGACAAGCATGGTTGCGGGCTACAGGTCGACTCGTCTCTCCGCAGATTTCTAACCGAGTCCGTTAAGCCGAAATTCGTCGAGGCAAACAAGAACGTGGCCAGTGTTTTATTGAAGAAAACAGTCAGGTGCATGGTTTTTCAAGCCCGTGAGTAACTGTGTAACGCAGTGAAACCTCCAAACTGACCTACAAGCCTTGTCGCTCAAGGCTTCCAGCCCATCAACTGCGAACGAGGCTGTGACCGAAATCGATGTGCGATTTGATCGACCCTGATTTCGAAAACCCTGGCCTCAGGGTATTTTTTAGTTTTTCACCCAGCGAAACCGGGGGCTTCTGCACGGTGCTCCTGGATGCCTTTCCAAGGTCCACAGTGCAATCCCACTGCATTCCTCTGCAAAACTTTGCACTCTGTGAAATGGCTGATCAGCCGCAGAGGCCCACGGCCCGCTTGGGCTTGAAGGCCTATTGCACTGCATCGAGACTTGCAAAAAAAACGGACGCGAAGCCCGTCGGCGGGAGGGGGATAAGTGCTTTTCCTCGTGTTTTTTTATTCCTAGGCCAATTTTCCCACAAGCCCGGAATCACCTGAGAATCAGCCCTTCCATCGGAGAGTTGTGGCGAAGCTAAAGCCCGCGAATGAACTGTACGCACATACAGTTAAATTTGGAGGACAGATGGTCATGGCAGTGGTTATCACAGAGAAAAAAGCAGAGGTTGATGCATGGGTCGCGTTGCTTGAGGACATCACCGCATTGCTCGCTTGTCCCGGAGTCCATCACAAATTGCTGCTGCAACGTGCTTGCGCTCTGCATACCTCGCAAATCGTGAACGCAGAGGAGTACAGCGACATGCTGGAACTCGGTGACGGAGCGCTCGCATATGCAATTGAGGAGCAGCTATACCTCCCTGCATCAGAAAGTGCCGCCTGATGCAGGTCTTGGTCATTCCTATGAGGCGCAAGGATATAGCGTTGGAACCGAGAGAGAGGGAGCGGTACGAAGCGATACAAGGGAACGTGATAGTCCGATCGACTCACTGCGAATATTTAGGCAGGCATGCAAACATTGCCTGACTTTAGGCAGGCATGCCCAAAAGAGGAACAGCGGCTTCCGGAGCTGGTGGACGTCACATTGGCCACCAATGGCCCACAACGTTTTGTGCTCAGTGGTATTGAATGCGTCGACGGCTGTGCATACGCGTAGGCTTGTGTTATTGAGAATATCGAAGCATGCTGCGACGCGGAGTATTTTGGTTCACAAGGAAAGATTACATTACTGAATGAATACACCCCCCTCTTAAAAGGGGGTGATACTTTTTTAATCGTAGTGCTGTTAAGCGCTGCTACACTCCAGTTCTTCTAGAGACACATCTTATAATTAACTGCTCTTTAGTTTTGTCTATCGACCGTTGTGACGCACTGAAGAACCTCTGCACTCACCTGTAAATACGTAGAATTTTAGATCAGGCGATCACAACGGATTGCATCACAGATGCAGGCCGTGTGCGTCGACATTATGACGCCACACACGGCTTGACATCATTGCCAGTTACGGTACGGGCTAGGAGAAAGTGTTGACATTCGAATTGATCCGCTCGGGTTCATAGTCGCAACAAATCGCTCTGGAGACGGTGGGATGTCGGCATGGATACCCATTGCGTGCTGCAGAGCTTCGCGCATGTCACTCCAATCAGTTATAGCGCTACGCATATCGTCCACATTCTCATGTGGCAGCATTCCCGGATTGATTCCTGACGCTCCCGTCATGTACCTATGCTGCATGTCCGCCATATCCAGTGTTCTTTGCGTATGTGAGTAAAGATTGTTGTAGCGATTTCTCAGGCTTTGAGGTGCTTGGCTACTAACAAATTCATGCTGATCTCTTGGTAGACCAGCAGACTCCGCAAGTTGATGTCTGACGCTCAGCAGTTGACTGGACGTTACGTTATCTTCGTCACCCGAGTTGTTACTAACTCGGTCTGGGGAGTTCACCTGATGGGCCATCCTGGATCCGCCGACACATATATTTCCCATTCGTATACCCTCTTTAGTACAGCATTTATGACGCCACTTGAGTGGTCATAGGGAGCGGATCGGTTCCAAGCTTATAAGATAATTCCCCAAAATTTTGCTGGCGCCGGGTTTAGACATCAAAGCGTCACTGACTTGAGTTTGGCGCACAGTAACGCTGCCTTGGCTGCGTCCGCCGTAAACGCAGCTGCGTTACTCGGTATCGGGGATGGCCCATGCTGGTGCGCGGCAAGCTGGGTATTCATTTCCTGGACCAGATCCAGCAAGTCGCACACCACCTGAAAGATGTTAACACCGCCCGACCCAACCCAGTTTTTAGGAGCCTGCAAACGCTGACTCTTACTGGTGATGCTCTCACGCAGACCCTGAATCCTCTCCACCATGTCGCCACCCACCGTCGCGTTGTGCTTCTGGCCGACCACCAGGTTCAGGTCACGCCCGGTGGCCTGGTGCAGGTCGTCCACTGCCGCCAGGCTCGCGGATCCGCCTGACAGCAGCTTGAGCGCTCCCAGAGCCTCGATCTTCTTCACGCCACCCACTGACTCAGTCGAATGGTCATCCACCGTCCTGGTGTGGCTCTGGAAGCTTTCAGTGTTCGTCATGGCGTCGACTTCGCGCTCGATCGCCTGGTCCTGGATCTTGCCGTCAGTCTTACGCAGCCAGTTGCCGTCGGCGTCGACACGCTGTTGCACCGCATCACTGTGCTGCCACACCTGGTCACCCTTGGGCACCTTTGGCAGTGTCAGTCCGTGCGGCAGGATGGTCTGGATGTAGGGCTTGTGCGGCAGGCCATAAGCGAAGCACACCACCACGCTGGTGCCCTCCTCCGGAAAGGCAAAGAATCCCATCTCATCGCCGCCCACCGGCATGGGCAGCGGCACGCCGGCCAGCACCGGCAACGTCGTGTCGATCTCACCATCTGGCCCCATCACCTGCAGGTCGACCGAGAAGCGCGGGCGGAAGTCGTCACACAGTCCAGCGCTGGCCGGCGCATCCGCCACGGCCACGACCTTGGCGAAGCGCGGCAAGTGATAGCCGCCAGTGAGTTCAGGGAATTGTCGTTCTACGCTGCGCTTGATTGCGTCGTCCATTTGATGGCCATCTGTGTGCCGGCCAGCGTCACGTTCGTGATCCGCTCGCCCTGGTTGATTGATACGCCTGGTCGCAAGCCCGGCAAGGCCGCGATCATTGCGCTCTGGCTGCCCTGGTAACCGTCGAAAAGGTTAACCGGCAACTGCAACGGCGACCGAGCGCCGAAGAAACTGTCAGCCCAGGCACCGACGTAGATCTCGCCGTCGCCCTGTTGCTGCCAGATAAAGTCCTTGATGCCAAACACCCGCGCCATGCTGTCCAGAGCCTGGTACCCAGCGGCCAGGTTGTAGAAAAACGGTGTCTTGACGCGTGTGTAGGCCTGATCCGGAACCCGAAAGCGCAATCCGGTCTTGCTGCCGATATCGGTCAGCACCGCGCGCAGATCCACATGACGCAGGTTCATGGGCAAAGGGTTGGCCAGCACCGCGGCTAACTCGCGGCACAGCACCACCTGCTCGATGCCGTTGGTGGCAGTGCAGCGCTCGACATAGCCAATGAAGTGACGCTGCAGGACCGCTTCGTTGTAGCCGATATCGAACGTGACCAAACCTTTGACTGTGGCACCGGCCTTGATCGTGAACGTGGCGCGGCCCGGACTCTTGAGATCCAGTCGAACATCGTCATTGATAAGCGGCGTAGCCACGCCGCCGATCGTCAGCACTTTGTGCAGTTTCATGCTCATGGCGTGCCGCCCAGGTAGGTGTCCACCTTCTTGAGCACGGCCTCAAAGCCGGTCAGTTCTTCGGCTGCGCCCGATCCGGACCCACTACCCGCCACACCATCGCCAGGCGCTGACTGGGATGTCACGCCGTTGCCGGCGCGTCGGTTCTCGACCTTCTCCGGGTTGGATAGCTTCTCGCTCAGGGTGAACTGGACGATCCATTGGGCCAGTGTGTCGTCTTCACGGGCGCTGACCCCGTCGGAGAACGTCACCTGCCGGATGCCAAAGGCCTTGGCCGTGTCATTGACGATCCGGTAGGTCTGCAGCTGGCCACCGCCTGCAGTCGCCTCGGCCAAGCGCATGATCGTGCGCAGGTTCTCGAGCGACTTGTAAGGGATCGTCAGGGCCACCGTAAGCGTCTTGGGTTTGAAACCCTTGTGGGATTTGTCGGTGCCCGATGTCTGACCGCCCAGCTCGTCGGCCTCGATCTTGAGGTTGGCCGTCAGCTTCATGCGGTGGCCGATGATCTGCTCGCCGTTGAGTAGCAGCGTCATAGGCCCACCAGTTCCTGAACAAAGCTCAGGCTCTCTGCAGAGCCCACCAACAGTGCGCCGGCACAGAGCGGCCACTCATGACCTGGTGCTTCGCCCTCGAGGAGCTCGCGGCGGAGCTGGCCCACGTCACCCGGTCCCAGCATCCTGGACTGGATCGATACATCGTCGGCACTGTTGATGAACTGGGCTTTCAGGTCGGCCAGCTGCTGCTCGCGTTCTTGTACCTGTGCCTTCTTTCGGGCCTGCAGATCGGCCAGGTCCGCCATCGGCGAACTGTCGGCGGCATAGCCCTCAAGTACCGCCAGTTGGCCGGCCATGGACTGGCTGGCCAGCTTGGTGATCGGGCAGCGCTGCAGCGGCAACTGGCTCCAGAGCGGCATTTGCCCGGCGATCGGCATCACCCACTTTTCCACCTCCAGCTTGGCCAGGTGTTCGGCACGGCGCTCGGCGCGCACCAGGTCAGGCATAGGCAACACCACGTTGAACCGACCCAACGTCGCGGCGAGCTGGTCCAGGCGCGTGGCGAGGAATATCAGTACCAGGGCGCTTTGCTGACCTTGGGGCCGCACAGCGTCAGTGGTATCAGTGAGCTTGTCGGCTAGTAGCTGCAGCAGGTTCGGCGCAGACAAAAAGCGCTGGTGACCACCGCTGCCCTGCCCTACACCGTGCTGAAAGGGCGTCACGACGATGCACGACGGGACGTTTTCAAACTGCGCGACCAATGCATCGCGCCCAGCGCTAATGGCCGACTTCGCGGCACCCGCAATCAGACCAGGACTGGTCTTGGCGATATCGGCCAGCATCGAGACGCGCTGACCGGTGATTGCCATTTCGCTCTGGATCAGGTCGCGTGCACCTGCCATCTGATCCATCCACTGCGTGGCCTGCACCGGCCACTGCAGTTTGATCGGTGCCCATTCATTCGCCATCGAGCACGACCGCTTCAATCCAGTCAGGGGTAACAGGCTGTGTTGTCTGCTTCGGGTAGCCAGGCACCTGCGGCCATTCGCGCACTGCTTGCCGCCAGGTCAGCAACTGGGTGAACTGTTCGGGTGTGATCGGCAGTTCACCGCCCAGATCGCGAGCATCGCGGTACTGCGATACCAGGTTATCCGACACCTTCAAACGCAGTTCTACCCAGAGCTTGGCCAGCAACGCAGGATCGGCCTGGACAACAACGTCCTCGGCGTACTCGGTAGCGTGGCCACCGGCGTCCAGGTACTCGACAACGGCTTGGTAAAGCGGCGGATTGTAGTCCTGGGTAACGTGACAACGGTTGCCAGCAACGGTTATCACGAACGAGCCGTCGTTTTTAAGGGCCACATCGGAGAACGTTACGCTCAAGGTCACCGGTTCTTCGGGAGCCGCAAACGTGGGCGGCAAAACCTCTTCGGGAGTGTCGAGAAGTGCGTCTGTCATGCTGCGTACCTCCAGGCGAAGCCGTAAATGGTGCTACCGCCACTGAATGAAATAACGGTGCCGCCGGCTGCCTGGCCACTTCGACCGACCACACCCGCACCACCTGAGTAGTAATGCATCAGCGAGTAACACCAGGTGCCGCCTGCTGGCAGTCGTACTTCGGTCGCGGTGACGGACACCGCCAGAAAGTTGTTGTTGTCTGGGCGGTAGAAGTTCTGCTCGCCCCACAGCAGGCCGAGGTCAGTGGCGTCCACTTGCGCCCGGACGCCTGCGCCGTTGGTTGCCCAGCCCAGACGCAACTGGTTGGTGGCCTGGTTGGCTCCACCGCCCTGCTGCACCGGCACAAAGCCGAGGCGGTTCTGCAGGTAGTGAACGGCCCCGTTTGAGGAACGGCGAAAGTAAGGAAACTCCGGGTTGTCACTGGCAAAACCCGCTGCGGTGATCGAGTCAGCAGCGACACGTGCGGAGACCAACGCATTGACTTGGGTAACGGTGTAACAGTCAGTGATGCCATAGCCGGCGATCGAGTTGGACTTATTGGCCTTTTCGTTGGGATTGAACGACTGCTCCGTCCAGATACGGCCCATGTCTGTTGCGTCGACCGTCAATTTCAGTCCAACGTCCGACCAACCGATATACACCTTGTTAGTCTTCTGGCCGGCACCGCCGCCCTGCTGCAACGGCGTGTAGCCGATCTGCGGCTGCAGGTAATACACCTTGTCATCAGAACTCCGACGGAAGTACGGGTAGTCGGTGTTGTTGCTGGCAAAACCGGCGTGGATGATCGAGTCAGCCAGTACCCGCCTGCCCACCAGGTCGTTTACCTGAGTGATGGTGTGGGCATCGGTGATGCCGTAGCCGGCCAGCGAGGTGGCTTTATTGGCCTTGTCATTGGGATTGAAGCTGGTGTCCGTCCAGATCCTGCCCCCGTCTGTGCCGTCCACACTCACTTTGAGCCTGTCTCCGGTCCAGCCGATGTTGATTCTGTTGCTCAGCATCCCAGGCCCACCGCCTTGCTTCACAAAGCTGCTGTTCGCGTCATCCTTGCTGTATGCGTCGGTGATGCCGTATCCGGCCAGCGTCGTGGGATTGCCGCCACTGGTCACCAGGCCTTTCAAATTGACGGCGACTCGCGTGTACGTACCTGCCGCAACGCCGCTATCGGCCAGGGTCAGGGTGATATTGGTGTCGCTTGCGCCGTCATAGGTCCCGATGCCACTGGCCGCGCCGTTGAATCGAATGGCTCGCGGCGTAACCAGGCGCACGGCCCTGCCAACCGGGGTGGAGCCGTCAACGATCAGCGCCATAACCTGGCTGATGGCCGAGCGCACGGCATTGACCATTCTGGTGGTGGCCAGCACCACGCCGCTGTTGCTGTTTGGATCGTCGCTGATCGCATTGGGCAGGTTGCCCAGGTCCACGTCTTCCTTGGTCGTGGCACGGGCGCGCAGATCTGGATAGTCACCAACCCGCGCCGCGAAGTGCTTCACCAGCTCGATGTCGATCGCCTCGATCGGACGCAGGTCGGTCAGGCTGCTGGTGCCGGTGATGTCAGCCAGCGGCACCAGGTAGTGCCTGGCCGATGCGCTGTCGGTGTAATCGATCTTTGCGTCCTGGCCGAACACAACTTTGAACGAGGCCACGACGTCGCTCAGCTCGCGCTGCAGCACCACATCCAGCCAGGCTTTGGTCGGCACTGCCGGCACGGTCACGGGCAACACGGCATCGAGCTGCAGGCGAATGCCTTCGACATACGCCACGCCGGGGTTGAGCTGGTAGACAGCGCCCACCTTCTTCAACTGCAGGCCTGCGCCGAAAAAGCAGGCACGCCCGAACATGTCCCGGTTGCTGATGCGCTCGCGCTCGTCGATGCCCTTCATGCGCGCCGTGTAATCGTACTGCCAGGTACTGGCGTCGATCTTGATGCCAGTCAACTGCTGTGCACCGTCGAACACCACCAGGAAGTTGCGAGTCACGTTGTTGCCGATCTGGTCAGGCAGGACGTTCTTGCGCTTCTGTTGCAACGGCACGTAGGCGACCGACAGCAGCACGTCGTCGCTGGTCTCCATGCCGATCCAGTTCCAGTCGAAGTCGCCGATATCGGTGCCCATCAACAGGCTGTACACCACTTGGTTGGGATTGACGAAGCCCTGCTGGGTGACGCTTGCGGTATAGACGATCTGAGCCGCTGGCGGCTTGACGCCGGCACGGTTGACCGGGCCGGAAACGTTGAGGCCTGGCACGTTGGCCAGCACGAATCGGGCAACGGTCAGCGGCAGGTTGGCCGCTTGTTTCTGGGCGATCAGTTTTTCGCCGGCGATGGTGATACTTGCAGCCATGAGGGCTCCTAAAGGCTGGCGACCAGCGTTTGCTGATCGTCATTGAAATCCACCAGGGCAACAGCAAGCCGCACCGGGGTGATGGTTACGAAGTCGTACCGGCGACAGGTGCGCCCGTACTGACGAATCAGCACACGCAATAGGTCGGGGTTCTCGGACAGTTGGGAATCGCTCAGGGTGAGCAGCACGACGTCCCAGTCGCGTTCGGGCATACGCTCCTGAATCTCGACATAGCCGACGCCGAGGCGCTCCAGGATGCGTTTCAATCCGGCAGTGCTGCCGGCGTCGACGGAGTTGATAAAGGCGTACTTGACCCGCAACCGGAACAGGCTTTCCGGCTCGGCGGCAAAGCGGGTGACGTCGCGCTGCCAAGCCCACAGTTCCAGAATGGACAGGTGGCAGGTGTCAGCGTCGAACTGCAGGTAAGGCCAGCGCAGCCACTCGGTGGCCTGCTCCCACCAGAGCTGGGCGGTGGCCACCAGCTTGGTCAGCTCCAGGCCTTCGAGCCAGAACGGCAGCTTGAGCTTGATCATTGCAGAACCACCGCCAGGGTGCTGATCCGGGGGATGTCCAGCGCTGACACGATGTCGCTGTTGGCAAACCGCAACGAGCTGATGTTCGGAAACTGAGCGTGCAGCTCTTCGGTCAAGCGGCTGAAACTGAACCGCGACTGAGGAAACGTGCGGGTCGGCGCGTAGTCACTCTGGGTGCTCTCGCGAAAAGCAGCGCGGATGAACAGCCCGATCTCGGCCTGCAGCGTCTGCAGCTGCAGCACGGTGAGGTTGGCCACGGGCCAGACCTTGAGGCTGATCGCGTTCAGCGTTTCAGGCATGGCCATCGCCAACAGATCATCGCCGTGACCATGATTGCCGCCGTCACGAATGTGCGTATTGATCTGCTCCAGGAACGTATCGGCGGGCACGCCGGCGTCGAACAGCACAAAGGCATTGGCGCTGCCGGGGCCACGAGGCGCACCGTGTTCAAAGTACACGCCGTCAGCGGCTACCCCAGGAAACCCGGTGATGATTGCCCGGTACACCGCGTCGGTGTGCCACTGGTTCACCGCCGAGAACTGGTTGCGCACACGCAGGCGCAACTGGTCGTCGTGCTCGGAATCCGCGCCTGGCGTCTGCAGCCAGTCGGTGTTGTTCACCACTTGGACGATGCCAGGCACTGACTGGGGCAGCACCGCGTAGTAACCCGGTGCCAGGTTGTAGCCGCTGCCGGCACCCACGGCCTTGACCGGCACCACCAACTGGCTCTGGCCCTCTTCAAAGCTGCGCGGTTCGGTGGTCACCAACTGATAGATATGACCGTTGAGGGTCGGTGACTGGACGACCGTGCCGATCGGCACTTCCAGCTCGCCGCCGGTATTGGCGCGGGTGAACAGCAGTTCACCGGTGGCCACCGTGGCAGCCTTGCGCTCGATGTTCACTGCCCAGGCCAGCATATCCAGCCACTGCGCGCCGGCGGTCTTGACGAAGAAGTTCGGCAGCACCGTACCGCTGACGAACTCCAGCAGCCACAGCACCGGTTTGGTGACCAGCGCCGTGATGATCCGCCAGAACGGGCTGTAAGCGCTGGTGTTGCTCAGTGTGCTGCCCTGCTCAACGGCCAGCTTTTCCCAGGCCTGCTTGAGCTGCGCATCAGTGGTAGGCACGCCGGAATCACTGAGGGCCTTTTTAAAATCGACGGTCACAGGGTGATCTCCAGCAGGCCGAATTTCACGGTCGTGGCGGTGACCAGGTACAGCCCCGGACTGCTCTGAACGATCTGCGCGGTGCCTGGCACCAGGCGCTCGTCCGCTTCCACCAGCAGCTCCATTTGCTGAATGCAGTCACGCTGGCGCAGCCGGTCACGTTCGGCCACCAGCGTGATCAGCAGGCCGCTTTCCCGGATCAGGTGCGCGATGTCCTGGGCGATCGAGGCGCGGTCAGTCACCAGCAGCGGCTGGCGGGCCGGATCGAGCACCAGGTCGTTGTTCATGATCAGCAGATCGACGTATTCGCTCATCAGCCGCCCACCGCCATGGCCATCATGTTTTCCAGCTCCAGCGGGGTCATCGGTTTGGCGGTGTTGATGTTCAGCGTCTCGACGTGGGTGCCGGCGCGCTGGTTGGGGTTCATGGCGTTGCTCTGATTCTGGAAGCTTTGCATCAGTCCTCCTTTCGGGACGGCCTGGGGTTTGGTGGGGCTGATCGACGTGTTGGCATTGATCGCCTTGCGGGCTTCGATGCCCTTGTCCGATTTGGCGGGCATCTCGATGACCTTCTCGACGCGCGCCGGCAGTGCCGCTTTGGTCGGCATTGAAAACGCCAGGTCAGCGGACGCCGGCGGCAGCATGATCGGCTCGGCCTGCTTGATCTGCGGGGCAGGCATCTGCAGCGGTTTGAAGGGCAGCACGTTGGGTTGCGGCAGACTGATAGGCGGTGCCGGTTGAACCTGGACTGCAGGCGCGGGAACCTGCGCCGGCGCTGACCGGGTGACGGCAGCCGGCACCAGGGCCAGAGGCTTGGGTGGCTGGCTTGCCGGTGCAGGGGCAGCCGATGCGACTTTCGGCCCTTGCACGGTGCCCGCTGGCGGTGTGGTCACCACTGCCGGCAACTGAGGACCCGGCACCGGGGCACCCACCTGACCGGGCAGGTCGGGCACCTTCGGCGGCTCGGGCAGATCGCCAAACGTGGTTTCGATGTTCACGCCGGGAATCTTGTTGGCCATCTCGATCAGGCCATTGATCGCACCTTTCACCGTGGCCAGGATGCTGTCCCACGCTGTTTTGGCGATACCCGACCAGCCGCCCATCGAACCGAACCAGTTGGACAAGGTGCTCAACTGATCACTGATCCACTGGAACGCGGTGGTGTTCATCAATGCGGCGCACAGCTCGTCCCAATACACGACGGCGGCGACCACGGCGGCGACCAGCAGAACGATGCCAGCCACGATCAGCAGCACCGGGTTGGCCAGCATGGCGGCGTTGACCAGCCAGATCGCACCCTGCCACAGCAACATGCCGAGCCGCACCAGCCCCATCCAGGTGTACAGGATCACCAGGCCTGCAGCGAAGGCCGCGACCAGCACGGTGTGGAACAGGAACATGGCAATGGACTTGAAACCCTGCCAGTTGAGCAGTTTCCAGACCGTGAGCATGCCCAGCCAAACCATCTTGCTGACCCCCACTACAAGGGTCAGCAACGACATGGCAGCGACGAAGCCCAAAATGATCAGCGTCGTGATGCCGATGACCCGCGTAATGTTGGGGAACAGCTGCATCCAGCGCGTCAGCGTCGAGGCAATGCCCACCAGACGCTCCATCAGCGGCGTCAGGGTCGGAATCAGGGATTGGCCAAATGAAATGCGCAGCGCATCGACGGCTTTACCGAACTGCTGCCACGGATCGACCATCGCCTTGGCCATCTTTTCGGCGTTCTCAAGCCCTCGGACCTTGCCCAGCTCGCTGATACCGTGGCGCAGCCGATCGGTGTCCTTGGCCAACGCGCCGATCACCTGGGCACCTTCGCCGCCGAAAGCCTCCACCAGCTTGGTGCCGGCGGCGGCGCTGGTCAGGTCGCCATACTTGCCCTGCAGCTTGTCCAGGATCTGGATCATCGGCAGCGTATTGCCAGCGGCATCGGTGAACGAAAGGCCGGTTTTCTCAGCCGCTGCGCCGATGTTTTCAAAGAACGCCTTGTAGCGCCCGCCGGCGTCGCCGCCTTCCATGGTGCTGGACAGCGTACCGATCACGGCCATTTGCTCGGCCACGCCCACACCGGCCTGCGTGGCAATCGCGCCCACTTCCTTGAAGGCGTCCTTGAGCTGGGCACCGTCTGTGCGGAACAGCTTCACCGCCAGCGCCGTTTGCCCGGTCAACTGCTCGACCCATTCGACCTTGCCCATCTTGTCGGCTTCGGTCTTGAACAGGTTGTACATGGTGCCCAGGTACGCACCGGTCGTTTCCGCATCGGCCTTGGTGACCTTGGCCAGCAGGTTGCTGGAACTGGTGATGGCGGCCAGTTGGCCGCCGACCAGGCCCTTGATGGCGCCATCGATGACCCGTGACGACCCCACGAATTCGGCGGCGCTGGTGGCGTAGGTGATGGAAAACTCCAGAGCCTTGCGGTTCAACGACGCCAGTGCGTCCTCGGCCGTTCCCAGGGCGCGCATGTCACCCAGCGCCCGGTTGACCTCCAGCGCCGGTTCCAGTGATTCGGTGATGGCCTTACCCGCGCCCACCATGCCGGCCAGGCCAGCACCCATCTGAATGATGTTCTGCTGGCTCTGCTCGGCAAGGTCGCTAAACGTGGTTTTCACCTTGCCCAGGGGGGCGCTGACCTTGTCGGTCAGGTTCAGGATGAAAGCCAGGCGGGCGGAACGGTCAGCCATCAGGGTTATCCGTTAAAGGCAGTGGAAATGCCGTTGGCGACGGCAATTTCCATGCGTCTCCAGTATTCGTCTTCAAGCCACTTGGCGGTGCCCATGCTTTCAATCGTGGGCTCAGCGCCAGGCAGCCAGCGTTGGGTCAGGGCCAGCAGCTGGCCCAGCCCGTCTTCGGTCAAGCCTTCAGCGTGCCCGAGGACTTTTTTACGATCACTTCAACGTCCGGCGAATACTCTTCAAGCAACGCACCGGCCATGGTCATGGTGGTGACCGGGTTTTCCAGCAATTGCTTGAGCGCTGTTTTGTCTTCCTGCTTTACGGTGCCCATCAACAGGTTGTGCGCCGGGGCGACCTTGTTCGCCTGGGTGGTGGCATTGAAGTACTTGGTGATCACCTGAGGGCTCAGGTTGAAGGTGAATTCCAAGTTGCCCATTTCCAGGGTGATGCTGCGGTTTACTTCGCTCATGTCGGTGTTTCCGTAAGGTTGAGTTGCAAGGGGTCAGGGTTGTGCCGGCGTGCGTTGCACGACCTGGCGGATGTAGTCCTGCAGGCCGAGGATCATTTGCCGGCTGAGGGCAAGCTGATCTCGGAGGGTGAAATAATCAGGTCGAGCGTCTGCTGCGAGTTCGGCGCTGCCTGCATCAGCCAGGCCGGCGGTGCCGGTGGCACCGGGCATTGCGGGGCAGATGGCTTTGATGCGCAGCCGGTAACGGCCATCAGCAACAGCCAGCTGCAGAGCATTGATTTGAGAGCGGGCACGGTTCAGTTCCTGGCTATGGTGGGTGTCGAGCTGGTCCCGCGCTGCGAGCTGTTCGCCGGCCAGGCGGGCAGCCTCTCGCTCGGTGTGCAGATCTGCAGCGGCGTCGACCAGATCAGCGCGGGCGACATCGAGCTGGTTGCCCTGGTACTCAAAAGCGCACCAGGTCAGCAAGCCGACCACCAGCAGAAACAGGGCAAGGCGCAGCGGGCTGATGGTCATTGCAGGCACAGCCTCATTTCAGCCAGCCGGCGGTTGTGCAGGCCACGGACAAAGGTCTTGCGGCCATCGGCACCCGTTACATAGGCCCAGACGGGAGTCGTGCCGTCGGAAGCCCAAGCCAGCGCCTTGCAGCCCTCGGCAATACGGCCCGCATTGATCATGCCCACGGCGCGGCTCGCGCACGTCGTCGGCATGCCGAAGTTGTGGCCGTGGCTGCTCAAGGCGTCGAACGTGTTCTGCCCGATCGCCTGGTTCGTCAGGCAGTCGGCCAGGCTCAGCTGACCCTTGGCGATCACCAGGTTCTCGACCTCGGCGCAGCGCGCTTCTGACCAGTACTCACCCACCACTACCGGATCCGGGCTGGTGTGCCTGGTGATACCCATGCAGACCGTGGGCAACCCGCCGGCCAGCTTGTCGGCATACACCACGTTCTGGCCGTTGCCTTCCCAGGTGCCCAGAAACGCGGTCAATGTGCCGCTGCAGAGCAGCAAGAGACCGGCGGTGATCTTGACGCGCAGGCTCATACCTTGGTCTCCCACTCGCGCAGCATCTGGCGGTACTTGGGGATCAGCAGCAGTATCTGCAGGACCATGTAGAAAGCGGTCAGCATGTAGGCCACTGTCGACCAGTCGACGGCACCGGTCGCACCCGTGGCAGCGACGCCGATGGCGGGAGACGCCTTGGCCAGCGCAATGGCGGTGTCTTGAGCAAATGGATTGGTGCTCATCAGCGAATTCCTTTTTCGGTCAGGGTTTGGCAAGGCACGCAACGGGTCATGCCGCCTAACGCCTGGCGAGCCGATGGGATTTCCTTGCCGCAGTCCTGGCAATGGGTGAGGCTCGGCCCGCTCGCTCGCGGCTTGGCCAACTGGGCCGCAATGGCCTGGTCGCGTTGACGCTGCTCCAGAGCCTGCGCACGATCGAACGGGCAGACCATTACGTCAGGCCCTCGATCTCAGCGGCAGCCAGGTACGGCACGCCGTTGATCTTGACGAAGTCCGCACTGGTGACGTCGTATGGCACCTTGTGGGTGTTCTTCGCCCCACCCTTCGGATCGATGCTCAGCAGGCTGGAAACGCGGACCTTGCAGCCGAACGCCTCGATGCGCAGTTCTTCTTCGCCGGCCTTGGCAAAGAACACGATGTCGAACGGCTCCAGCTCGCGAAAACTACCCGCCGTCTTGGCTTGCTCGACCAGCAGGTTGAAGTTGGTGGTGTCCAGCTCCAGCTCGCCGGCTGCTGAGACATCGCCGTCGACGTGCCCATTGGGCACGCCCTTGGTCTGGGCCACGGTACTGTTGTCCGTGATGTCCAGGGTGCCGGCCTCGACGTGAACGAGCAGATCGCCCAGGTTCACGTCGAAGTTCTTACCGCCAATTTTTGCGGCCATGGGTTACTCCGAATCCGTAACGGAAAGATCGAGCGCAATGTTCGCGGTCAGGTCTTTCGGGCAGTTGAGGGGGCGCAGCTTGAGGTAGGCCACGACAGAGGTTTTGCTCGTCCAGGTCAGCACGATGTCGCCGTCCTTGGGCTGCTCAATCTCGCCTGGAAATACCTGGCCGGCGAACTTGGTGGACTTGGCCATCGCGCGCAGCGGGGCCATCAGCTTGGACGTGGTGGTCGCCATGCTGTTGGCCGAGTTGTTCAAGCTCCGATTGCCCACGTAGCGGATCAGCAGGACCCGCACGCGGCGGGCAGCCTTGTCGACGACACGCAGGTTCTCGATCACCTGGAAGTCACTGCCGGGGGTGTCCAGCAGGTTGCCGTCGCCCCAGTAGGTGCCGGGATAGTCCGGATAGGTCTGCGGCACCGATAGGCGCGCTGCGTCCAGCTGCGTCAGCACAGCGGAGGTCAGCAGGATGCCGTCCATATCCTTGGGCTCAGCGCCCAGGCCCACTATTGCGCCAGTGGCCACACGCATTGGGGTGTCCGCCACGCTCACGGAAGCGTTGGCCAGGCGACCGGCCAGCACGCCCAGGTTGTTGCCGTGCAGTTGCGGTACCGGCAGAACCCGAGGCGCAGCCAGGCCGTCGACGATAGCTTTCTGCTCGACGACGTAAGCGCCCCAGGTCTGCTGCGGCGCGATGCCGGCAGTGGCAGCCATTACGAAGATGCGTCGACCCAGTTTGTTGCTCAGGTCGGTGGCGGCGACGTGCATAGCCGACAGCTCGGCCTGGGTGGTCGACGGCTTGACGATCACTACCGCTTCAAACGAATACGTGCGGGCAGCGCTTTCTAGCGCCTGTTGCCAGGTGATGTCGTCCGCGATCGGAGCAGCCACACACGCCCAGCGATCGCCGCCGTTGCTGCGCGCTGCCAGAATCTGGGTTTTCAGGTCGCTGTCCGGGACGCCCAGCTGGACGTCCAGATCGCTCTGGGTGTCCAGCGGGACCAGCTTGCCGACGTTCTTGGCGGCGGGACCGATGAACAGGAAATAGCGTTCGATCTCGGTCACGGCACCCTGGCCGAGGTTGAGATTGTTTACGCTGACTTTGCCGAGTGCCATAAAGCGGTGCCTCGTTAGCGGGGTGAATTAAGGATTTGTTGCAGCACCAGATTCACCAGCTGGCTGGTTTCACTTTCGCTGGCACCGAGGAACTGGCGCGCAGGTAGCCGGATGTCCCAGCTTTGCGCGCCGGCAGATTCGGCTCGTTGGTCGTCCAGGACGCGGATCAGCAATCCCGCCCGGGCGTAGTTCAGGTGTTGCTGGATCCACGCCACGGATGGACGGGTCAGGGTCTTTTTGCCGGTCTGGCGGGTTTTGAAGCCCAGCCGGCGCAGGCTCTTGGCCTGTTTTTCAGTGGCGGCAGTGCCCGGTGGAACCGTGTTCCACTGGCGCATCTGCGCGGCAGTGCGCCGCTCGGACACGCCGTTATGTTGCTGTGAAGCAACCCAGCGGGTCAGCGTGTTACGCCAGCCCAGCTCGGCCTCGTTGCCGGTCAAACGGGTGACGTCGAGCAGCTTGCCCAGTCCCGTTTCCATCTTTTTCTTGCCCTTGGACGTGTCCTTGCGGGCCTCAAACGGTGTGCCGTCCAGGTTCTGCTGGTTGCGGATCCGCTGGCGGCTCAAGCTGCGCACGCGCTTGGCCACGTTGTTCAGCAGGCGCTTGCGCTTGGGCAAGGGCAGTTCCATCAAGGCCAGCAGATCCTGGGCTTCGAGCATGCCGCGAATGTCCAGATCAAAGGCCATTGCCGGTCACCTCGCCGCTCTCAGCGACCCACAGGTCGAACGGCACAAATGACCAGGTGCTGCCTAATGCCTCGATCTCGCCGGCAACATCCTCTGCCAGGTACTGGGCCTCGGTGAACTGCAGCTTGATGTCGACGTCGGCCAGGTCGTTGTCGAGCATGACCACGTCGAACACCACGTTTGGCAGGCCGTCACGGTCCTGGTCGTTGGTTTCCAGCCAACTGCCTACCAGGGCGAACAAACGCGCCGGGTGATCGGCGAACCGCTCGATCGAGATCGTCGCGCCGTAGTTCATGTCACCCATGTGCATACCCTGGGTGTCAGGCTTCCAGATCAATTCCATCTGAACCTGGTCGGTCCAGCTGTCGAGCTGTTCCGGTGCAACCAGCTGGCGCGACAGCAGATAGGCGGTCAACGCCTTGAGCTTGATCACAACAACGCCGCCGTAATGCGGCCACGGCCCTGCAGAGACCGCACGGCGGCCTGGCTGAAAGCGAGGAAGGTTTCCGATCGTTCAGGCAGCTCTTTGCCCACGTTTTCGGCGCTTTCGCGGCGATTGACCGTAGCGAACTGGGTCAGCAGGCTGGCTTTGGCACGGCTATAAACGGCGCGCTTATACGTCGCCGCTTGAAAGGTGCGCTCTGGCAGGACGGTGGTGTCTGCGGATTCAACGTTGGACACGCCAGCGCCCTGCCAGCGCGCTTTTAACTTGGCCAGGTCGGTATTGACTTCGATCATGGCCATGGTCAGATCGGCAACCAGCAAATCGACCAGGTACTCCGCCGGCAGGCGGTAACCTTTCTGGAACTCGGCCACAGACAGATCAGGCCAGAAACCATCATTTCCGATCCGTTCGTCTATCAGCACCGTGGGTTTTCCGGAAAAGCTCATACACTTTCCCTGCAGGCCAAGGAGGACTGCTCAACATGACCAATGAACAAGGAACGGTTGTCTCTATGAAAGAGCGGCTTAAAGAGCGCCAAACAGCTGCGAGACGTAAGCAGCAACTCTTTGATAGAAGAATTGAGCAAGCACACGCAATGACGCTTATGTTCATGCAGACCCAAGGTGATCATCTGGAAACGATAAAGGCAGCGCTGAAAGTGGCTGACCGATACGTCATAGCGATGAGGGAATGCGTCCATGTGCTGGGAGGCAGTAGTTTGGAAGTCACCGCGACCTTTCCCGATGGGAAGGTGGCGATAGAGAAACTCTCGCAGTGATCCGTTAAACATCTGTGCCTCACAAAGCCCCGCCCAGTGCGGGGCTTTTCGTATTAGGGGCGGGAAAACTGTTTCAGTGGGTCAGGGCCATAAAATGGTTGGCTCACATCCACAGTTTCTCGCCGGGGGGGGTAGTCGGTTATTCGTTGCCGTTGCCGGCGTTTGCGTTGGCTTGCGCCTTGGCCATTGCCTTACGGCAGTCAGCCAGACGTGTCCCTACGCCAATGCTTTCGTAGAGCTGTTCAGCTCGTTCAAAGTGGTGGATCGCTATAGGCCAGTCCTTGCGATGCAGCGCGATCATTCCCAGCAACTTGTGGTAGCGAGCCGGGATGCGCTCAAACAGCTCCCATTCACCGTCGACACGCGATAGCAGGTTGGAAACGTAGGGCTCAGGGCTGCGCCTGGCCTTGAATTCAGCCTCGGCCCAGTCGATAACCTCGTCTGCAACGAAGGTCGGGATGTCGCGATTGAAGCGCTCAGGCAGTGCCTGGCCCTGGGACATGGCGAAGTCGGCCAGCTCAAGGCCCTGGGTGAACTGCTCGGTGTCAAACAGCCAGATCAGGACGTACACCAGCACCGAGTTCTGGAAATTCAATTCCGAATCGCGATACCGCTGTACGTAATCCAGGTACTTGGGCAGCAGCTCGTCACGCTTGAGCAACTGGCGCTGCTCGCGACTGTTGATCGCGCTGATGCGCTCCAGATCGCCCGCCAGGGCGTCTTCCATCAACTTCAAATGCTTGCGTGCGTTGGCGGGGCTGGACAGCGCGGTGTCAGCCGAATAAGCCATCGGGGCACCGGCGATCGCGGCCGCTGGGCCTTCTGCGATCAAGCGGCGTTTGTGCGCCAGTGCCAGGCTCATGCTTTCACCACTTCGACGTTTTCAGCCATGGCGAACTTTTCCAGTTGCTCGATCACATAGCCTTCGTTGCGGCTGTTGTAATCCTCGACGCGGGAGCGCTTCGGGTTATCAACGGTCTGCTTGCGCCAGCTGGAGTCCTGGAAGTAGATCGACAGGTTGTCGAAGCTGGTAACCACCACGGCGTTGACCGGGAAGAACGGCACGCTGAAGCTTGGCAGGCCGCCATAGGTCGCGATGACCTGAGCATCTTCGATGCGTTCTTTCTCGGTCGGCACGTCGCCCTGCTTGGCGTAAAGCTTGGCCTTGTCGGAGGCCAGCAGATCGCTGCCGATGATGGCGATCAGATCACCGCCGTCGCGTACACGCTCGTCGACCATCTGTTTGGTGTCGTGTACCAGGGCGTCGAGGTTGGCATAGTCGCCACCTTCGCCCAGCGTGATCTTGCCGGCTGTCAGGCCCTGACTCAGAACCTGCTCAGGGATCTGCTCACGAGCGATCTGCAGCCAGCCCTTGTTCACGTCCTGCAGCATCGGGAATTCAGTAAGGCTGGTTTGCGGAGCTGCTTTGAGGCCGTGGAAGCCGATCATCAGGCGGTCGAGTGCGATCTGCTTCTGCACAGCTGAGGAATAGCGCTGCTGGAAGTCAGGGAACTTGGCCCAGGCGTCGATCTTGGCGTAAGGCAGGCTCACGTCAGACTCAGTTGAATACAGCTCGTACTGGGTGTCATCCAGCGCCGATGCGTCCTTAGCTTCGCGATCGGTAGTCTTGGTGTTGGTGCGACCGGTCACAGGACCGGAGACGCCCAGGAACACCTTTTGACCCTTGATCTCGGTCACGCCGATGACGTTGATGCGCTGCAGGAAGTCGGACTTGTGGGTGATCGCCTCGTTGAGCTCCTGGGCAATCGAAGGCTCGACGCTAAACGTCTTACTGGCCAGCTCGACGCCGTAGGATTCAGCCAGGGAAACCTGCAGGGCCGCGAACATTTTCGCGCCGAATGCGCTCAGTGACTGGGCCATGTCAGAGTACCCGCTTCGGTTTTGGGTCAATCGCACCGGTGGTGCGCGACAGGTGACGGCCATCCGGCTTGTCCAGCAAGGCGCTGAACTGTGCTTGCAGCTTGGTCATGCCTGCGAGAACAGCAGCATTGGTCGGGCCTTTGCGGCTCAACTGCTTCTCTTCTTCGGCGGTGGCCACGATGCCGTCGACGGCTGCCTGCACGTCGTCGATCGGTGCCTGGTCAGGTTCCGGTGGGGCTTCTGCGAAGCTGTCGATCAGCGCCTGAATGCCGGCGGCGACGATCAGTTGCTGTTCGATCAAGGCCTGCAGCGCTTTGGCTGTAGCTTCATCCATTGGGGGTTTGCTCTCGGTAGGGGGTTGCGGGGTGGTTTCGGCGGGCACCTCTTCAATGCCAAAGCGCTTGAACAGGCCGGTGAACATGCTGAACAGCTTGGCCACCTCGCCGTGCGGTTCGTCTTCACCAATCGAACCCAGCGGAACAGCCGCCGCGTAATGCACGGGCTTGCCGGTCTTGCGGGAAAAGTAGAGTTCCTGGGTGCCCAGGCTCGCCGGCGAATCGGTGACGGCCAGACCGGTCAGGTAAGCCTTGCCTGTGGTGGCAAAATCCGGAGTGATCTCGATACTGGTGAAGAGCTTTTCGCCTTGGTCGTTGAGCCACAGCAGCTTGTCGTTGGGCTTCAACTGGGCTTCCAGCGCAACCTGACCAGGTGCAAGACCCTCGACCTCCTCGATCAGGCGCACGGCAAATACGGTGCCGTAAGCACCGGGCCAGCGCTCATGCTCGGACCAGATGGTCGCGGTGTAAGTGGCGGTGCTATACGTCTCGGCGATGTCGCGCAGTTCCTGGGGCGTGATGACGCGACCATCAACGGTAGGACCGCTGGTGGCGACGCGTTTCCAGAAGCTGACAAGGGAACGGGGCATGGTAGGAACTGCGCTCATCGGTGAGTTGAGGCCCCAAGATAGGGAGCCGCAACGCCTCCAACAAACGGTTTACTTTCGCGCTTCTCCTATATTCGACTTATAGGAGAAACACGGATTTTTACTGCACGTTTTCCGCGTTTTCGCCGCATAGACTGCGGCCCATGTACTACTCAACCGAAGTCAAAGAAGCCGCCAAACGCCTGTTTCTACGCCGTCACAAGGCCAAGGAAATTCAGGCGCAGTTGAACCTGCCCAACATCCGGATCGTGTACCACTGGATCCGCGTGGGTGGCTGGGAAGACATGCTGACGGATGAAGAGCCGCTGACCGCCGTCAGCCGGCGTATCACCCTGCTTCTGGAGAAAGCCGACTCGCTGACCAAGGGCGAGCTGGACGAACTGGACCGGTTGACGACCGTTCGCGAGCGCCTGGCCAAGCAGTGTGCAAAGCCTGCGGTTGCGCCAGTACGTGATGAGCATGACGACGATGGCCATCGACGTGACGACCAGCGCGGCGAGCGTCGGGAGCGTGGCAAGCGCGACGGCAAGAAGCGGGAAAAGAAGGTCAAGAACGACGTCAGCGAGCTGCGCGAGGTGGACTTTCTCGACAAGTTCATCAGCAAAATGTACGGCTACCAGAAAGAGCTGTTCGCCGCCAAACAGAACCCGCTGACCGCCAGGATCCGGAACATCCTCAAAAGCCGCCAAGTGGGCCTGACCTACTACTTCGCCGGCGAAGCCTTCATGGATGCGGTGCTGACCGGCGATAACCAAGTGTTTCTGTCGGCGAGCCGCGCCCAGTCCGAGATTTTCCGCAGCTACATCATCGCGTTCGCTCAGGCCTGGTTCGGCCTGGAGCTGACCGGCAACCCGATCGTGCTCAGCAAGGACGGCAAGCCGTGGGCCGAGCTGCGCTTTCTCAGCACCAACAGCAGCACCGCGCAGGGCCACCATGGCCATGTGTACGTCGACGAATATTTCTGGATCCGCGACTTTGAGAAGCTGAACACTGTCGCCAGCGCCATGGCCACCCACAAGAAATGGCGCAAAACCTACTTCTCCACGCCCAGCGCCGTGTCGCACCAGGCCTACCCGTTTTGGCAGGGCGAGAAATTCCGCAACAGCAAACGCAAGGCAGCCAAGGATCCATGGCCAAGCGACAAACAGATCTCTGCCGGCGCACTGTGTCCGGACGGTCAGTGGCGCAAGGTCATCACCATCCTGGACGCCATCGCCGGCGGCTGCGATCTGTTCGACCTCGAGCAGTTGCAGTTGGAGTACGACGACGACAAGTTCCAGCAGTTGTTCATGTGCAAGTTCATCGACAGCAGCCAGAGCGCGTTTTCCCTGGCAGATCTGGAGCGCTGCTATTCAGATCTCTCGTTGTGGGCCGACTTCGATCCGGACGACCCGCGCCCGTATGGCAACAGCCCCGTCTGGATCGGCTACGACCCGAGCCGGACACGCGACGACGCCACCTGCGTGGTCATCGCGCCACCGCTGGAGAACGGTGGCAAGTTCCGGATCCTGGAGAAACACAGCTGGCGGGGCCAGTCGTTCAAGTACCAAGCCGAGCAGGTCAAAAAACTGACCGAGCGTTTCAACGTCCAGCACATCGGCATCGATACGACCGGGATCGGCTATGGCGTTTTCGACCTGGTGCGCGACTTCTATCCTCGCGCCACCTCGATCCATTACAGCCTGGAAACCAAGAACCTCCTGGTGCTCAAGGCGCAGGACACCATTCAGGGTAGCCGCATTGAATGGGACGCCGGCTGGAACGATATCGCCCAGGCCTTCCTGACCATCAAGCGCGGCACGACCGCCAGTGGCCAAGTCACCTACAGCGCTTCGCGTACCGACGCCACCGGTCACGCAGACGTGGCGTGGGCGGTCATGCACGCCCTGCAGTACGAACCCCTAAACACAGGCAAAAGGCGTCGCAGTAGCTACGCACTCACTGGATCAACTTCTCATGGCAAAACACAAAACCCTGCAGCAGGAAAAACCGGCGCAACGGCCCATGCGGGCGTTCACGTTCGGCGCGCCGGAATCAGTGCTGACCGACAACATCGCGCAGTACCTGGGCGTGTTCGCCAGCGACGACGGTCGCATATTCACGCCGCCAGTTTCACGCAGGGGTTTGGCCAAGCTGCTCAAGGCCAACGCGCACCACGGCGCGATTCCAGGGTTCAAGCGCAATCTGCTGCTGCGTGAGTTCATACCTTCAGCCGGCCTGTCAGTGGCCGATATGAGTCGGGCTGCGCTGGACTTCATGGTGTTTGGTGAAGCGTATTTCTACCGGGTGCCCAATATGCTCGGTCAGATTCTGGAGCTGCGTCACCTTCCCGCTATCAACATGCGGGTGAAGGTCGACGGTGGGTTCGTCCAACTGGAGCAGAACGGCCAGGAAACGGAGTTCTACGCCGACGAGATCGAGCACGTCCTCAACTACGACGTAGAGCAGAACATTTACGGCGTGCCTGAGTACCTGGGCGGGCTGCAGGCGCTGCTGCTCAACGAAGCCGCCACACTGTTCCGCCGGCGCTACTACAGCAACGGCGCGCACGCGGGATACATCTTCTACACCAACGACCCGAACCTGACCGAAGAGGACGAAGACGAGCTACGCGCCCAGATCACGGCCAGCAAAGGCGTCGGCAACTTCCGCTCTATGTTCGTCAACATCCCAGGCGGTGCCGAGAAGGCCATCCAGATCATCCCGGTGGGTGACTTCCAGGCCAAGGACGAACTGGAGAAGGTGAAGAACATCACGCGCAATGACGTGATCGCTGCCTGGCGCATGAACCCTGCCTTGGCCGGGATCATCCCGGAGAACAGTGGCGGGTTTGGCGATATCGAGAAGATCGATCGCGTGTACACCAGCAATGAGATCAGGCCGATCTGCCAGCTGTTTGAACAGGCTAATACGACCTTGCGCGAAGACAGGCGGTTTGCTTGGAAAGCGGTACCGGATACATCTGTGACGGCTTGATATGACCGAAAGCACAGATAATGCCATCACAGGTATGGCAAAATACTAGCGATAGGATGGCCCTGGGGAGGGAACATGCGGATTTATTGCACAACATGCGGGCACAAGGGACGGATCAGCTCAAGGGAAGAAGTGACCAGGGCGTATGTGAAATTGTACTGCCAATGCCTAGACGCCAGTTGCGGCCATACATGGGTGGCCAACCTGACGTTTTCGCACACGCTCAGGCCGTCCGGGCAGCAGCTGGACGTGATGCTGTTTGATCGATTACGGGATCTGACACCTGACAAGCAAAAGGAATTGTTTGAGCAACTCGGAAGGCAGGCTGTTGCCTGATGGACCACCGACGCCATGACGGCGATCCATACACGTTCGGTACGTCTAAAGACTCAGACTTGTTCCTGTCCAAGGATTACAAGTCCAGAGGTTAGACGTACGAGTTGACGTTGATCACGTTCTGATATCCGCCGGTGAAGCTCAATAAGAAGTCGCTCGTTTCGACTAATTATCATCCACTCGTGCTCATCTTCGGCAACACAGCCGTTTTCCACTTCAACCAGATCTAACATGCGAACCACTCCATTCTGTAAATTCCGGAGCGGACGTAGACGGCATCTGTAGAGTCAAAAACGTGGTTGGACACAATTTTAAATGATTACTTCAAGCGTCCTGCGCTGTCTCTTTCAGCCACTGCACCCAGGGCGTCAACCATGCGATGAACTGTTTCTTGGTCATGGGGGGGCAAAGCTCTGACGCGCGTAAGCAAGGCGGCTTCGTTTTCGGAGATATCCGTGATGCTTGGGGCACTTCTAACGCCTGTCACGACATATAGAACATCAAGACCCACGCCGTGCAGGGCTTTCAGGTAGCCAGTGTCGGGTCGCCGCTCGTTCCGCTCATAGCTTCCTTGGGTATTCCGCGTAACCCCGCCAATTTGGGCCATTTCCTCTTGTTTAAGACCCAGTCGATTCCTTTCTTCACGCAAGCATTCGCCCGCGCTTAAATCCGAGAATTCTCCCGAAGACAAGTTTTTCAAACATAAGGCCCTTTACAAGACAAATTATCTGGTCATAATCGGCGCTGTACGAACACCAACCCACACCAACACACACGAGCCAACACTATGCCCGTCACTCTCACACCCGAGCAAGCCCGTGAGTCCCTTGATCGTCGAGGTGAAAGCATTGCCGAGTTCAGCAGAAAGCACGAATTGAACAAGAACTTGGTTAGCGACCTCTTGCACGGTCGCAAAAAAGGTCGCCGAGGGGAGGCACATCGCGCCGCCGTATTGCTGGGGATCAAAGACGGCGTGATTGAACAGTAATGGCGCGGATCAGCAGGGAAAAGCAGAACATGAAAAGTCCAGTTCTAAAGACACGCCGTGAAGTAGTCAGCGCGATCATCTGCAGTTATCCAGGCGGGCGCGAATGCGCAGCTGCTCGTATCGGCTTAGCATTGAAGAAGTTCGATAACCACGCGTATGAGAACAACAACAGCAGGCCACTCAATGACGCGCAGTTGTTCCAACTGGAGCAAGACGCCGGCACTCAGCATTTGCCTAACTACGTAGCATCGATGTATGGCGGTCTGTTCGTTCCGGTGGCTGATCCTGATTCGCTGGACAACGTTGAGATGTACGCCCTTTCCATTCAGGCTGCGGCGAAGCGTGGATGCGTCGACCAGGAGATCTCCAAGGCTCTTGCAGACGGCTGCATAAGCGCAGCCGAGGCCGAGCACATCCTCAACGCGCACAATCTGCACATGGCTGCACGTCATGCGGAAGTGTTGGCAGCTATTGATCTGTACCGCGCTAAATCAGGGACCGAAAAATGAACAACGTATCAGCTGATATGGATTATCAAGAAACCATCCGCGCTGCAGCTCAGGCATTCATCGAGCGTCATCAAAGCGAACACCTCGGCGATCTCGGTCATTTGCTTCGTAGAACGGTAGATCATCTGGTCGAAAGCTTCGACGTCAAAGAGTCGCTTGCGAATCATCTGGCGCACCTGGCTTACAGCAATGTGTTGGCCGTCATCGGTCGCCAACGTATAGACCTGCATGCAAGCGCAGAGATGACGGTTGTGATCAGTGATCCCGTCCGTGGACTCGCTTGGTCAGTACCTGTTCATCTGATCTACGAACACCTGATCGCTGCCGGCCACGGCAAACCTGTCTCCCCCGCTACTTAAACACCCCCAAACATTGCCTGCCCCACACACCAGTGGGTATGGGTGAGCTGCGCCAAAATTCGAGGTTTAACGATGGCCAACGCCGTGATCGTCACCGCTCAGTTGCCCCAGGCAGAGGCTCAAGCACTACTTGAAGCACTGCGTGAACAGTATCGCCTGAGCCTCAATGAATACTGGTATGACGACCAATACCGCTTTGTAGCGGACGGCCAACGTCATGGCGCAATTCTCGCCCACGTCCCAGTTATGGCAGCGCAAAAACGCCTTATGGCAGCCCTGAGCCAGAGCCTCAAAGCAGTGAAGCATTCATGAGAGACGATCTACGCCACGACGTGCTGCAGCGCATTCAATCCGACTACGGATTGAAGGTCCGCAAATCAACCAACTATATGCGCGGCGGCACCTGCCCCAAGTGCAACAAAAAGGAGCTTTACACACGCTTTGACAGCCCGTGGCAGTTGATTTGCGGCCGGCAGGAGAAGTGTGGTCACACGCTGCACGTCAAAGAGATTTACGACGACCTGTTTGAGGATTGGAGCAAGCGCGCACCCGCGACCGATAACGCCCCTACCGCAACAGCTCGCGCCTACATGGAGTTTGCCCGCAGCTTCGACATGTCGTTGATCACCGGCTGGTTCACTCAAGACACTTTCTTTTCGTCACAACATGACGCTGGCAGCGCCACAGTGCGGTTCGCACTAGACAAAGGTGGCTACTGGGAGCGGTTGATTGATCGCCCTGCCCGATTCGGGAAAATGAAGGCGCGCTTCAAACCAGGCGAAAGCTACAAAGGCGTGTGGTGGTGCCCCCCATGTGTCGAGCTGCTGGACGTCAAAGAGCTGTGGATTGTCGAAGGGATCTTTGATGCCATCGCGCTGGTGCATCACGGCGTGGCAGCAGTATCAGCTATGTCGTCCAATGCTTTTCCAGACGAGTCATTGAAGCGCCTCGCCAAAGACCGTGAAGGCAAATTACCGAAGCTAGTGTGGGCATTGGACAACGAGCCAGGTGCACACGCGTACACGAAGCGCTGGGTACGCCAGGCACGTGAGCTGGGCTTTGTCTGCGAAGCAGCTCAGATCCCCCAGCGTGACGGTCGCAAGGTCGACTGGAACGATCTGCACCAGCGTTGGTGGGCCATCGATGAGGATGACAAGCGGACTGACCAGACCCAGAAGGACCTGACTGTTGCCAGGCACCACGGTGCTCTGCTGATCGCCGACAACGCAACGGAAAAAGCGTTGGTACTTTTCGACTGGAAGCGCCGTAGCGAATTCCACCTTGAATTTGGTAATCGCCTCTACTGGTTCAAGCTCGACCTGGAGAAATTCAACAGAGCGATGCAAGACCTCGAGGACAGCGAGCATCAGGACGATCAGCTGCTGAACGACAAGCAACGCCGGGCCAAGGCAATGCAGCAGTGCGGCGCGATTCAGCGGATAGCCACCTGCAACCCCAAGGCCCTGTACTACCAGGAGAACAAGTTAACCGACGAGTCCTGGTACTACTTTCGGATCACGTTTGCCCACGACGCCGCGCCAATCAAGAACACCTTTACCAGCTCGCAGATCGCCTCGTCCGCCGAGTTCAAGAAACGACTGCTCGGGATCGCGCCCGGCGGAATGTTCACCGGCACCACACAGCAACTGGACGCGTTCATTGAAGAGCAGACAAACGCGCTCAAGACCGTTCAGACAATCGACTTCACCGGCTACACCCGCGAACACGGTGCCTACGTTTACGGCGACGTGGCCGTGCGCGACGGCAAGGTTTACAAACTGAACGAAGAAGACTTTTTCGACATGGAGAAGCTGAGCATTAAAACGCTCAGTCAGTCCGTCACGCTGAACATCAACACCGATCTGAACAAGTTCACAACGCGCTGGCTCGACATTCTGTGGCAGTGCTTTGGGGCCAAAGGAATCGTCGTTCTGGCGTACTGGCTGGGGGCATTGTTCGCGGAGCAGATCCGGCAACACCAAAAGAGCTACCTGTTTCTTGAGGTGGTCGGCGAAGCGGGTGCAGGTAAGTCCACGCTGATCGAGTTTTTGTGGAAGTTGCTCGGTCGCCTCGACTACGAAGGCTTTGACCCATCCAAGGGCACACCCGTCGCCCGCGCCCGTAACTTCGCCCAGGTCGGCAACCTTCCGGTCGTGCTGATCGAATCCGAACGGGAAAAGACCGATGGCAGCGCGACGAAGCAGTACGACTGGGACGAGCTGAAAACCGCCTACAACGGTCGTAGCGTCCGGTCGACCGGGGTCAAGAACAACGGCAACGATACGCGGGAACCCCCGTTCCGAGGTGCTTTTGTGTTCGCCCAAAACCATGCTGTGAACGCCTCGGAGCCCATCCTGCAGCGGATAGCCCACGTCGGCATGACAAAGGACGGCCAGACAGCCAAAACCAAACTGCTGGTGGAAGAGCTTGAGCAGATGCCAGTCGACAAGGTGAGTGGCTTTCTGTTGATGGCAACAACCCGGGAAGCGCAAGTGATGCAGACCGTGAAAGCGAGTGTGCCGCTCTATGAACAGCGGCTGCTGCAGTTGCCCGAGATCCGCACGGTACGTATTGCCAAGAACCACGCCCAGTTGCATGCGCTGGTCGACGCCTTGGTACATGTCGTGCCACTGCAGCAACACCAGGTTGACGCAGCCCATGCCGAGGTTCAAAGCATGGCCAAGGATCGACAGTTGGCAATCAACGCTGATCATCCGACGGTCGTTGAGTTTTGGGAGCTCTACGAGTACCTGAACAGCCACGCCGGTGCGCTCAACCACTCACGCAATGAAGGACTGATTGCTGTCAACCTGAACGACTTTGCCGAGGCAGCCGCGAACAAACGACAGAAAGTCCCGGACCTGGTCGAGCTCAAACGTCACCTAAAAACCAGTAAGTGCCCAAAATTTATCGAGACGAACCGCAACGTGTGTTCGTCGTGGGACATCGACGCCGCCGATAAGCCGAAAACCGTGCGGTGCTGGATTTTCCAAGCTGCCTAATCACCACCCAGAGGAAACACCTATGCATGAGCAAGACAAGCAACGTCTCGAACAGCAACTGAACGTTAAAACGTTCATAGACCTGATGTTTCACAAGATCGATCCAAAGAACTTGGGGCACGACGGAGAATGCTTTGTTAACAAAACAGTTCAACTGGTGTTTGACGCATACCTAGAGGGGCTGAGGCCGAATCCAGCGCGGGTGTTGGGTCAACAGCTTTACGCGGAAATTAAGACTTCAAGCAAGTATGCCTCCCAGATCGGCTGGATGCGGCATGGAAAAGACTATCCCTTCCCGGTGCGATTTGAGGCTGATCCATCGGGTTACATCGTTAAGGGCGGTGTAGGCGGATGCTACCGAATGGAAGACGTAGACCTGCTGTTCAAAAGCGACGAGAGCTATCACCGGATTAACTGACACCGACGATTTAAGTAAATGGTACTGGAGAGTTGCAGCTCCCCAGTACCCACCACGACCAAGAGTACGGCGATGAAGACGAAACACCCAAGCAGTAGCGATTCAAAGGCTAGCACACCATCCCGAAACCTGCTGGCTATCGCCATGGTTGGCACGGCACTGATCGGCTACCAGGTTCACAAGACCCCGGACGCACGCGATCGACTAAAGGATCTAGCCAGCCTGGCGCAGAACAGAGGCGATTTGACCGCAAGAGACTTGCACGTATTGACGCAGATTCTCGCCACCCCCTCCCCCAGTAATTGAGCCGCCAGGTTCTGGCTTTTAGCACCAGGGTGAAGCGCTACACTCCCCTGGTTGCTGCTTCCTGCAGAGAGCAAACATGAATTCCCCAACAAGCAACGTCCTCACCTTTGAGGACCTGCAGCGCATCACCGGCTACCAGCGCCGCTCCGACGTCGAACGTTCGCTGATCACTCAGGGCATCCGCATGTTCCGAGGACGAAGTGGCCCCTGGACAACGCTGGATCTCATTCACCACGCTGCGGGCATGGAGTCCGTAACCTCAGAGCTATATGACACCAACATCCTATGAGGAAAGCGCGTAAGCGGAAGCACAATCCGCACATTCCCCTCCACATCGACCAAGCCGCCCTCCCAGCGGCCATTTACTTTGATCATCGCAACGCAGGCGTCTGGTACACGCTTCATTACGACGAGACCGGCAAGCAGCGCCGGCGGAATGTGGCACCGGCCGACGTGACCTTGGCCGAGCTGCACCAGATCATGGAGCAAACCTCGGGCGTCGACCAAGGCACTTTGCGCTACGTCTGCGCTCAGTTTCACCTGAGCGATCGTTACAAGAAACTCAGTATCAAGACTCACAACGACTATTGCTATTCGCGGGACGTCCTGCTGGGTATCCCAACCCGGTTGGGCAAACCGCTGGGGGATCTCCTGGTGAAGAAGTTCACGGCGGCGTTGATCCAGCGGATTGTCGATCGTTTGGCCGACGAAGGCACGCCGTCCAAAGCGGCACATGTCCTGCGCTACCTGCGTCGGGTGCTGCAGTGGGGCCGCAACCGGGGCTACCTCGACAGCAATCCGGCGCAGGGCATTGAAGCGCCAGTGGAGCGCAAGCGCCGGCGTTTGCCGGAACACCTAGTCATGGAAGTGCTGGTCGACCGTGCCTTGGCATTCGGACGGCTGGCCAGGAACGAGAAAGGAGGCTGTCCGGAGTACCTGAGCTACGTCATGGAGATCGGTTACCTTTGCCGTTTGCGAGGCATTGAGACCATCACCCTGACCGATGCCCATGAACTGGTGGAAGGGATTATGACCAATCGGCGAAAAGGCAGCCGGGACAACATTGTTCGCTGGACGCCGCGACTGCGCGCCGCCTGGGAAGGGGCGAAGGCTTATCGGGCCAAGGTATGGGCCAGTAAATCAACAGTCATTCCGATTCGGCCCGATCGACGCTACATCATCGTGGCCAGCCATGGTGGGGCTCTACGCAAATCCAGTCTGGATACGGCTTGGCAGAGATTCATCACGTCGGCCATTGAAGACGGCACCATAATGGCTGAGCAAAGATTCGGCCTACACGACCTTAAACGGAGGGGTATTACCGATACCGCGGGTACGAGGGCAGACAAACAGGAAGCCAGCGGCCACCGTGATGGAGCGATGATGGACGTCTACGACCTCAGCATACCGCTGGTAAACGCTTCTGACATAAACTGACTTGAGAGCGGGAAGCTCAGATATGCGAAGTTATGACTCTATCCGAGTATCGACGCTGCTTTCGAAGATAGCGCGCAGCGCATCATATTGAATAGCTTGGGAATTGTTTAGGCGAGATCCGCAACTGCGCTTGTGAAAGCATGTACCTGCGGCCGGGAAAAACAGTTCAAAGCACCAAAATGATTGATTTGCGCGATCAGTGCGGGCCGAGCGGTAGCATCACCCGCAATAAACCGTAGGCAAAGCACATCCAGAATGAGCCGAGCTAACTCTGGGTTTTCACACGCAGAGACATCAAAGGCTTTATCGATTGCAACAGATAAATTAGCCATAGCGGGGTGGCCACGGCGCAACAGACGCAAGGTCGCTTCATGCTTGGGAGTTATAGGAAGAGGCACTGTTTTTCTTTCCTCACATATGTTTCGCGTCGAGCTATTTGGCGCGTCCATATTAGACCAGCCCCGCGATTTCTGATATCCCGAAAACACCAAAAGGCCATCATGCACGCACCTACGGTGCCGGTCTCGATCCTCACTCTCAGTGCTTCGTACTGAATACCTTGGCGCACGATCAAGCGAGCTTCCGGATCTGCTCGGTAAACTTAGTGACCTGTTTGGGCGACAGACAGTTCAGGTTACCGAAGGTCTCCAGGTGGTGGATCATGGCGTCGTGACTGCCAGGATCACCGGCGACCATGCGGCGGCAGGTCTTCTCCAGAATGAGCCTGGCCAGTTCTGGGTTATCGGTGCGTGAAGAATCAAATGCCAAGGCAATTGACATCGCCAGCTCACCCAGTTCAGGGAGGGAGCGCTGCAGGGCTCTTAAGGCGTTCAGTTGGCGGGCGGTGATGGGTAACGACACAAGGAGCTCCTGAAGCTGCGTTATGTTCCAAACCATGAGCGTCGGTAATGGTAGTCCAGCATCCGGGGACTGGCGTCCAATAGACGCAGAAAAGCCCGTCGGAGCGGGCTTGTCTGTGGGGGGACGATTGAACGTCACACCAGATATGGTAACGCGACGATTACCAGTCTTGGCGCGGCGGTTCGACTGGCTCACCTTCTTTGGACCAACCCAAGGTAAACATTGGCCAAGGATGGCCTTCGTCGGTAGTGCCAGGCGTCATACCTACCAAACTCCAGCCGACATCCAACAACGCATTAGCCCAACGACTGTCATGGGTGTTCTGGATTTTCCTCACGTCTTCAATCGCCATCGGTACAACTCCTTTGTATGTGGTGGCCTATTGTTAGCACAGACGCTCAGCGACTGGAAACATCGCATGGGGCGACGTGGGGCAGGAGCCACGGTGATTGCAGCTGTTGCCTTCGATGACTAAAAGCGCTGAACGACGAAAGAGTACCTTTTTAACCACGTAACAAAGGCTAAAAGGCGGCTGTATTTCAGGCGTTTCAGGTGTAGCCCACGTAACAAGAATATCTGTAACCCTATGATCTGTATGTTAAAAGCATCTTACTTGTAATCAGTAGGTCCCGGGTTCGACTCCTGGTGCCGGCACCATACAAGGTTTCAAAGGTGGTTTTTGCAGCCTCTGAGATCTCCGAAAAACCCGCCTTTTGGCGGTTTTTTTCGTTTTGGCGTTCTATCGGTTTCCGTCAGAAACTGGTGGATTCCAACCGCTTTAAGGGTAGAGTTTGGGCTAAAGGTCACTTCGATAAAAGGGAGTACCTTTATGTCGCGCACCACTGCTCCACTCTCTGATTCGGCTTGCCGCTCAGCCGAGCCCCACCGACCGCGGCTACAAGCTTTTCGACGGCGACGGCATCTACCTTCTAGTCCAACCCAATGGCCGTAAAGGCTGGCGTCTCCGTTACGTCAAACCTGACGGACGGGAAGGACTGACCTCGTTCGGCAACTACCCCGTCATTGGCCTCGCCGATGCGCGCCGCAAGCGCTTGGAGATCAAGCGAATGTTGGCGGATGGCATTGATCCCATAGAGACCAAACACCAAGCCAAGGCGGAAGCAGTAATCAAAGGCAGAACCTTTGAAAGCGTTGCGCTGGACTGGCATACAGAAATGTCGGCCAAGTGGGCACCAGGCCATTCCAAGACAGTGATGAGCCGCCTCAAAACCCACGTACTCCCGCTGATCGGCGCCCGCGCCATTGTTGACCTCGACACCCATGACCTCATGCAGCCCTTGGAAGCGATCAAGAAGCGCGGAACGATAGACGTTGCTTTAAGGATACAAAACTACCCGCAAAGCATCATGCGCGAGGCAAAACGCCTCCGGCTTATCACCGCAAACCCTGCTTACGACCTCGAAGGCTTGATCAAAGCCCCGCGGGTGGTACATCGCCCCGCTCTACCCTTGTCGCGACTGCCGGAACTACAGGAGCGGATCGACACCTATAAAGGCCGGGCACTTACTCGTCTGACGGTGATGCTGTCGCTGCATGTGTTTGTACGCTCCAGCGAGCTGCGTTTCGCACGCTGGAGCGAGTTCGACCTCAAGCGCGGCACCTGGGAAATCCCAGACACTCGGCCAGCGCTGGAGGGAGTACCCTTTTCCACAAGGGGTACGAAGATGGCCGGGGACATCCACCTTGTACCCTTATCGCCGCAAGCAGTGGCGCTACTCGAAAAAATCTATGCACTCACAGGCAAATTCGCATTGGTCTTCGCAGGGGATGCCAAACCCTGGAAACCCATGTCCGAAAATACCGTGAACAACGCGCTTCGGACGATGGGATACGACACCAAAACCGATATTTGCGGGCATGGGTTTCGTTCGATGGCCTGCAGCGCATTGATCGAGTCAGGATTGTGGTCGGAGACAGCTATTGAACGGCAGATGAGCCACAAGGAGCGCAACAACGTCCGCGCCGCTTACATCCACAAGGCCGAGTTCATCGAGGAGCGCAGGCTGATCATGAACTGGTGGAGCCGGTATCTGGACACCAACCGGCAGGAGCATGTCACCCCGCACGAGTTCGCAAACCAGACCGGCAAGAATGTAACTCGGATCAAGTCAAAAGAACGTGCGAGCAGGTAGTTCGTAACTCACTACTCACCCACCGATTACGGGATCTCTCAGCCTAAAGTGTCAGTACCGATGCGAAACCAACCCTACCTACCGGTCAAAAACTGGCCTCCTGGCAAAATGCAGCTTTACGAGCAGCCATGCGGCCCAAAAAGCGACAGTTGCAACGTCAGTATTCTTACCTTCCCCTGCCCAGTAAGAGCCTTGAGGTTCTCAAGTCCCTTACTGGGGGCAGCTTTGTGATCTCAGAGATCGATTTCATGGGTCCAATTTGGCATGCCATGACGGGCTAAGTGATCGACCAGATGCCTTGAGCCATAAAAGCGGTTACGCCCTCCCGAGGAATAGACAAGCGCAGACTGATCGACTTTTAGACCTGAGTTTCTTGCATTGCCGGTTAACCGAGCCAAGAGACCGTCGTTATCGCCGTTGGTTGTCACCGCCACTGTAAA